CGGCGGCGGCGGCGACGGCTGTGGCGACGAAAGTGTTCTTCTGGACGTTGTTTCGCCCATGTCGGGCAGAGCTAAACGTCTTGACGATGAAATCAAAAGTCTCCTTGACGCCCATCGTCTTCAGCAGAGAGACGACGTCGTCAAACATCTCGGAGCCATTGGCGATGGCTTCCAAGTCGTTCTTGGTGAGGGAGTAGCCCTTCCAAGTTGCAAACTGGGGCGCGTAGATTTCCCACGCGGCGCAGAACTCCGCCTCGGACTTGGAGTCCTCTGCTTTGGGCGGAATTGGGGTGGGGGGCGCGAAGAGGCCAACAATGACGTCAGCCTCGCCCAGCGAGTAGCCAGCCGCGCCGAGTTTCTCGCGAAACATGGTTTGGATGGTGGTGTAGGCCTCGCGCCACGCCAAGTCCGTCTTGCGAGGGTAGGACTTGGAGCGGCCACCCGTGTCGAGTTTGCACTCGTCAATGGTGTGGCCGCACGGGCTGGAGGTGAACTCCAAGGTGCCGTCGGGCAAGAGCTTGAAGTGGTTCGTGTTGCAGCAGACGTCCGTACCCTTCTTCGCCGCACCCCAAATTTGGGAGAGCGAGATGGGGGCATGCTGCTGCTTCTGGTGCTTCGGAAACGACATGATATACAGTAGTTTGAAGCGTGCACTAACTCTAATTTGTATAATTTTTAAATCCATTTTTAATTGAAAAAGGTATCTGAAACTAAGTAGATTCAGATACCTCTTTCTTTGAAGCCTCAAGAACTTCAATGGCGCGGGTCATGTTCTCAGCCAACGACTCGGGCTTCAAAATCAGGTCGCGGAGTTCGGCAAGGTTTAACGCTGCCAGAAACATTCCGGTGATTTTGCCAGCACGGTCGGGGTGTGAGCGTGACACAAAGGCGTATAGAACTTCGCCATATGTGTTTTGTTGTCCGCGCTTGTAGGCATCAGCTGCAATGAAATCAGTGTTGGCTTGTGCTTGAGGTACGGGTGGGGGTGCCGCATGTATCTTTGCTGCTTTGGAAGCAACATACGCTGCATGATTTCCGCCGCCTTTCTGGCCACAGTTCTCAAGAGTATGCGTATTCTCCTTGTTAGCCTTTATGCAGCGTGAATTGGTGCAATATGATTGGTGTCCAAATGGGCACTCAACGTTCTCGCAGCCATCTGAGTTAAAGTCACGGCAAAGACGGGGCATCTTTTAAGATATAATAATTAAAGTTTGACAAATCCGTTTTTGTAAAAACAAATATTAATTCCCATTTGGGAGTTAATATTTGGGGGTGTTATGGTTATATATATTTATGCATAGAGCCTTACGCCGCGGGCTTAAGGAAGTGTACCTTCAGGTAAGTCTGGAGATTCAGGTAAGTCACCTCATCCTTGTCCTTCACGCGTAGGAGCTTGGCTAGCTTCGCGTCAGGCAGAATGCGACGCTTGAAGTTAGGGTCAAAGCAGTTGTGGCTCTTCACGTAGCCAGAGATGAACTTGGTCACATCCGTCTGGCTCTTCAGGCTCTTGGAAGGCAGGCCCATGAATGTGCATAGTTCATCAGTTAGCGGGCGCACCTTTAGGAAGGCGTTGTTGGCGCGGCGAGCCTCCCATGCAGCGCGGGCCTCGGGGGAGAGAGTCGCGGGATCTACCTTGCGGCGGCGCTTGGAGTCGCGGGCCTCACGCTTGAGGGCCTTCTGCGCCTCCTGTAGCTCATGTACTAGAGCGCGAGAGGCCTCGGCAGCCGCCTTCGCGTGACTGCGCACACTCTCAAGGGCAGCGGTTAGGATGGCATCAGCAGAGCGGGTCTCAGTAGGCACAGCGTCCGCGGCACCCGTAGATACAGGCACTACCACCTGAGTCTTAGCTGGGGCATTTACAGGGTGTAGAGGATTCTTCACTTTTTTGCCAGTGACCGGCACAGCAGGGACAACGGTAGTAGGGGCGGACTCGGACTTCTTGGGCATCTTGTTTGACTTATTTAGAGAAACAGAAGAGGACATTTCTAACGCGGCTATACTCTATCATAACATGACCTGTTTAAATCATAAACTGTGTAATGCACTTAATATTTTGAAACAAATTTCATAGTTATAGTTTGATTGTTCAATAATTCTTAATATGACTTTTCCAAGATAGTATAATATTTGTTCTGGTGTTTCGAATGAGTATAGTTGATTTTTCCAGCAATGACGTATCGTCATATAATATAGATTTCTGGGCGACTGTATATTTTTATGTTCTTTAGCCCATAATAGTAGATTATCTTGCAATAGTCCAGTGAACGCCCATAACTGAACTGGATTTAGTAGAACAAAATAACTAGTGGGTATTTCTTCGAATAAGTTTTCTTCAAGAATTTGACATATTGTTATCCAGTACATTCCTAAGCGATTTGAAGGATTTAATAAATAAGAGTTATCACTTAGTAATTCTCTTCCTCTAGTCTTTCGAAAAAGCATAAATTTTTTGAAGCGTTTTCGCGTTTCAACAGATATCTCATGTCTTGTATATGGATTTTGTGGTTTTACGTTCTCTATCATTAATCGATACATTGACTTTGCATCAAACCAGTATACGAATCCGTCTTCTTCGAATGAAAAGAAATCAAATGGATGAACCTTACTTTCGAATGTAACAACATCTTCTTGATTGTGGCATATAGAACGTTTTAACACTCCATTCCCAGCTAATGTTAGCATGTATCTTACGGCATATCCGCGCCATATTTTTTGAATCTTTACTGCATAATTACCTGTGAAGTTTACAACTGACCATAATCGTGGATTCTTTGCTCTGACATGTTTTCCACAAAAATTAAGATTTTTTAATGCAGATGATTTACACCGTTCTGTAGACTTACTATTTTTACAAGAGTTACACTGCATATTGTTATGTAATCAGGTTATTTGATGAAAACGGATTTACATGTTATCATCAATTATATAGTAAATATAATAGCCATCATGTCTACTAACGCAATTGTAAACGTAACCAATGCCACCACTGAACTCATTTCTTTCCCTGAAGCCAAGCGTAACAAGCAGGGCGGTCTCGGAGTACGAATGCTATATAGTGGCCAGAACTTCTCTTTGCGTCTTCCCCGCATGGCCTTCCCTGGAGGTCTGCTACAGCGTGAAGATGAAAAGAGTGGAAACGTATCATATTCGCTAATTGGCTCTCTAAAGGGTTGCGACCCTTATGCTAAGGTCCGCTCCGCTGGAGACGATGACATGTCTAAGCTATATAACTTCCTTCTGGACCTACAGGAGAAGTTGATTGTGACTGCCACTGAGAACAGTTCTAAGTGGTTCGGCAAGAAGCGTGGCGAGGAGTCTATCCGCGACAGTTTCAATGACCGCAGCATTCTGAGCGTGTCTTCAGACAAGAACGGAGATGAGTATGTGCCCAACGGCAAGTATCCTCCTTCATTTCGCCTGAAACTGCCTGTATACGATGGCAAGGTATCCATGGATGTAGTAGACTCTGCAACCAAGCCTGTCTTCCTGACGGTTGATTCTCTGCGTTCCGTGTTCCCTAAGAACGTGGCAGCAAATCTTGTCGTGAGTGGCTCTATTTACATCATCGGTCAGTCCTTTGGTGTAACCTGGCGTGTAACTCATGCTCAGGTATTCCCTCAGACGCGTCCTACTGCTTCTACTATCTTTGAGGCAGTAGCCGATGAGACTCCTGCCGAACAGGAGCCTACTGACTCTGATTCTGTATCTGGAGTAGTATGCTCACCTCCTGATCAGGTAGAGGTTCCCGTAATTGATGCACCTGCCTCTGCGCCTGCTGCTGCTCTTCCGAAGAAGCGCCGTGCAGTAGGTTCAACTTAGACCATACAACAGAATTCACTGGAGGCTGATACATAACAAAAGATTCATCAATAAAAATAGGACTGGTAATTTCTACCGTCTTTTTCACTGCTGAACACATCGGTGAAAAAGATTTTCCACAAGAGCATTCGTATACCGTAGGAAACCCTTCTGTGATATACCGAGGCAATACGATTCGGTTATGACCCTTAAGCAATATATCCGAATCCAAACAATCTTGATAAGCTTCAGGACTTAGGAGAGTAAAGATAGATTCCCCTGCTTTCCAATCTTCTTGAAACAGAGTACCAAATGGCGAATCTCTGAACCACAATGTCTTGAATACAGAATGGTCGTCTGATTCATGCTCGGCCAAGCCAATGCGATTTGAATCATCGTCATATAACCAATACACATCTAATCCATTATTTTTGTATGAAGAATCTAAGGCTCCACGAAATACAGTGCGATCAGAATATGACCATTCAGATGCATCGTGATCTTCGTCGTGTTCGGCTATGTCGGGTGAGATGTCAGTATAAAGCAAAGATGGTCTCAAGATTGAATACATCTTTGGTTTAATTCTGGATTTGATTAGCGTCTTGATTTGCGCATTCCTCCTTTGCTTTTTAATACCATATTATTCCCATTTGTGTTTACAAATCCATACGTCTCATAGTATTTAACAAGACCTTCAGGATTTTTTCCAAATTCATCATATGTCAATGTTATATCTTTTTTTAGTTGCTTTGATATTTCAATTACTTTATTAAGCAGGATAGAGCCTGCCCCTTTCATAATAGAACAAAAGTTTGAAATGAATATGGTATTATCTATCATCTTGATTTGAATTAACCCTACGATGCTTGCACCGTCCTTTAGAAGCAATGTATCCGTGTCTGGTGTCAATACTTTTTTTAGGGTGATAACGAAAGTGAAGTTGCATATCGGAGTGTCGGGCAATTGGTCGGCTGTAGTATGTTTAAACTGGCTCAAGAATGGAACAAGTTCATTATTTTGGGGGTTGCTAGAAGGCAAGTATAGTATTTCCATTATGTTAATCGAACGAAACTTTCACGGTAACGTCATGGCGTGAAAGGGAGTTTGTAGCAGAGTTAGAAAGTTCATGACGTTTGCGTCGAGTATCTTTTTCAGTGTTATCTTTGAGTTCTTGGAGACGAGCTTCCATATCGGCATGAACTGCATCACGATTTGCTTCGAGGTATTGGATAATCTCGTCTGAGAGAACCCACTCGAAAAAGTTTAGCTGGCCCACTGTCGTGTCCAAGCCCTTGAATTTGATCCGTTTGCATCGGCAAAAAGGGTCGAACATCTTCTTGCTGTAAGCCTTGAGGTGACTCTTGTATGAGAGGTATACTATCACATATATGTTCTTGCTGGTCGTGAATGCTACATTGAACTTCTTCGCGTAATTCGTCACGAACCAATCGATTATTCGCAAAGAAAGGATAGAGGTTCCATTTAGAATCTCTTCTACCTTCTTCAGGTTCTGGGGGTTTGAATAAAACCTTTCTAGACGATGCAACACCCATTGTTCTTGACTTTGAATTTGTTCCATGTTTGTTAGATTGTGTCCCTTGCTTGAAAACGGGTTTTAGTAGTCCTAACATTACCTATACAACAACATGGAAGCAAAGATAGAATACCTTCTTGCTAATTATGGAATTGATGACCAACGAACTCAAGCATGGTTTACGAAGCGTGGAGAGATGTTGACTGCATCTGAAATCTGGAAATGTTTCGCTGATGCAACAGCTTCTGCTCGTCGCGAATTAATTATGTCAAAGTTAGCTCCTCCCAAAAAGCAAGATGGTCCTGGCGTTGGTGCTCTAATTTGGGGAACAAGGTTTGAACCGATAGCTAAAGAAATTTATTGCTTTACGGAAGGAGTCAAGTTGGTTGATTTATCTTGCGTCCAGCATCGTGAGCATCCCTTTATTGGGGCTTCGCCTGATGGGTTAATTTTGACAAATGACGAACGCAATGGACGATTGCTTGAACTAAAGTGTCCTATTTCGCGACCTTTCAATTCTGAGACGCCTATTCCAGATGCTTATTATCATCAAATGCAACTCCAGATGGAATGTACTGGGCTTTCAGAATGTGATTATGTTGAGATGCAGTTTAAGACGATGAACTATACCGAGTGGGAGCAAACGCAAGGTGAATTTAAGTCTTGCTTTGCAGTTGACAATTCTGGAATTGTGAAGTATAAACCTATCATAGATACCTCGAGTATTCATGAATGGCAAATGAGGACTTTGGGTAATCCGATGGAGTGGCAAATATTATATTGGGTGCTTGTTCAGAAGAGGCAAAAACTTACCTTAAAGGATGCAGATTGGATGTCTAAACATTTCCCAGAAATGAAGGCTACGTGGGATGAAATTTTAGCATATCGCCAAGCAGGGACTATTCCTATCGTCAAAGAAAAACCTATTTTAGTGCTTTAAGATTATAAAGGACAAATGAGAATTATTGCGTCAATTACAACAATCCCTTCTCGTATTGAGCATATTCGAGTATGTCTTGAAAGTTTACTAACACAGACTGTTCCTGTAGAACATATTGAAATCAATGTCCCTGAGAAATGTATCAGAACTGGTGAGGACTATGTAATTCCTGAATGGATGAAAACTATGGAGAAGCTTAAGATTATTCGTACTGCTGATATGGGGGCAATCACAAAAGTTGCTCCGACTTTTTTGAGATATGTCGATGATTCCGAGACCTTTATTTGGTCGGTGGATGACGACTGGAAATACCCCGCGTATACGCTTGAAAAACTCACCTGCGAACATGACCCAAATAATGTTCGTATTCTGGCGCATTCTGGCGTAGACTATTCTGATAAACTTCAAATCGAGTATTTGCACGGTGGTTCAAGATATGCTCAAATTGCCGAAGGTTATACATCGATTCTATATCCTCCTCGCGTTGTAAAGTCCGATTTTCCCAAATATCTGGAAGCGATTATGAAAAATCCGGACTGTCTGAAAAGTGATGACCTAATTCTAGGAAACTACTTTGCAAAGATTGGCGTAAAATCATATTTGACGGCTTTTAGCACCCAGAAGCGTCTATTCAGTTTTCTGGATAAAGATTTGATTCAGCCATATGAGGCAGACAAACATGCTCTTCACAAGCAGGACCAAGGACATGCAATCAGATACGTTCAGGTAATGGGTTGGTTGAAGAGTCAGAGAATATATTACTTGACATTTCCAGTTATCGGTGTTCCTACGATTGGTCTCTGTATGATTATCAAGAATGAAAGCCATATTATTCACGAGGTATTGAATTCTACACTTGCTTTGATTGACACTTTTTGTATTCTGGATACCGGTTCTACAGATAATACTATCCAAATTGTTGAAGAGTTTTATCAGAAGGCTGGAATCCAAGGAGAAGTCATTCGTGGAGATTGGAAAGGATTTGGAGCATCTCGTTCTGAAGCATTGAAGTTGTGTGATGGCAAGATGGATTACATCTTGATGATTGATGCAGACGACCTAATGGGATTTCCTCCGAATGCCAAACAGTTTTTAAAGCAAGTTCTACAGCAACACCAACCTAATGCGGTAATTGTTCCTATCAAACGTGGAAATATTCTGTATGAGCGTACACAGATATTCAAAGCAAGTGATTCATGGCGATATGTTGGTGTCCTACACGAATATCCTACAAATGACAAGCAAAATAATAAGATGATTAGACTTCCCAGCGAAATCTTTATGGTCGGAAGAACGTTGGGCAATCGGTCTCTACAAGATGGAAACAAGTATCTCAAAGATGCTGAAGTCATCCTAAAGGAACTTGAGAAGGAACCTGACAATGACCGATATGTGTTCTATTTGGCACAATCGTATCGTGATGGAGGAAATATTCCTGAGGCTGTTAAGTGGTATAAGAAACGTGTAGAAATGGGTAAATGGAAGGAGGAACAATGCGTCAGTGCCATGAACATTGCTAAACTCATGCATGATAAAGAGTGGGCATGGAAGGCACACGAATTCAATCCCCTAAGGAATGAATCACTTGTTCATTATGCCTCACAATGTCGGGCAAAAAATATGTTTAGCCTTGAACTATTGGCAATGATTATGTATGCAACAACTATCCCTAAACCAAAAGAAAATGTTCTTTTTGTTGAAAGCGATATTTACGAATGGCGCATGTGGGATGAGTTAGCTATTATTGCCTTTCATACAGGACGTAAAGATGTTTCTAAGCAGGCAGGAGCAAGACTTCTATCTGACAATCTGTTTCCTCCTGAGCAGCGTGCTCGCATCGAAAACAACCTTAGGGCCTCGCTTAGTTAAGGTATGTACGAATCCCATATATTCACTCGAAAGGGTGACTTCGTTCCTTGGATGGGTGGAGCTTCAAATCTCCCATCCGGTCGGACTGCATTAGTAGATTGGTCATAAGAAGATTTAGACTTTGCCTGGGTTCTCTGGACATTCGACTGGTCAAGAAATTCTGGCTGGAACATTTCTCTACCAAAATATCTAACTGCCATAAGAACTAAAACTAAAGCCGCTCCGAAATATACGAACTTACTATGTTTTTTCATATCCATTTATACTTTTAAAACGGAAAGAGTTTTCATCTATAACAACAAGGGTAAGAAATGGAAGATAGGGCAATCGAGACAATCAAACGAATGCTTGTTGGTCGCGATATCAAGACAGATACTGTAGACACTCTTGGGTCACCTGTTGATGAAACAAGAATGTTTAATATTGGCGGAGTTCTGATAATCTTTAGTGAAAAAGGACGCGTTACTGAAAATATCCTCCAAACATATATCACATTTGCAGAAGAGAACAACTATAATCATGGAGTAATTGTTGTTACATTGTCTCCTTCATCCGAAAACGTTCTAGACTTCATCCGAACTTACAGTAACGATACAAAGAAGCCTCTATTTCAAGTATTTGAGATTCGTCGTCTTCAATTTGATATTACGACTCATTACAAATTCCCTCCTCATCGTATTATCTCTAAAGACGAGCTAGGAATTATTGAAAAGAAGTTTAATATTACTGAACCTAAAAAGCAACTCCCGTGGATTGACTCCGAAGACCCTGCTGCAAAGTGGATTGGGGCTAGGCCAGGCAATGTAGTAGAAATTGAAAGGTTTTCCGAATCAGCTGGAAACTGTAAGTACTATAGATATTGTGTAGCAAATGTTCTTCAAACCTAAACATAAATGGAAGGAACATTTGACTCTGCCAAAAATCAATTCAAATCTAATTACATCCAATACTTTCTAACCCAAGAACCCCAATACAAGTCTGCATATGAAACTGCTCAGAAGACTATGGACTCTATTCTTGAAAAGGCTCCTCCTCCTACTCAGCCACAAGAACCTCTCAAGCCTATAAAAGAAAGGTCTTATAAGTTCCTTCACCAATCCTCTACATCCCAGACAACTCTCCCATCCCAATCGTGGAAGTACTGGACATTAGGGATTCTACTGCCTTTGTCGCTTGTTTTAAAGATGTTCTGAAAATCAGGAAAAGAACAATAACTATTCCTCCAAGCAACAACCCCAACCACCAATTAAATTGCTCATGAATACCTCTTAATTCTATTTTTTCCTTATTTAGAACTTCATTCAATGCCTTAGATTTATCAGATGCATGCTGTATTACATCATAGTCTTGTTGATACTGGATGATATCTGCAGTTAATTCAGATATCATTTTAGGGTCGAACTTATCCCTTGAACCCTGTATAAACTCCCGTACATGTTTGGCTAATTCAGAATTTGTTGTCAGAATTTGTTTCACTAACTCTGCTTGTTTGGTTTTATCTGTCTCATAAACGGCCTGAGTTAGCAATTGATTGTATTGCCTTTTTAAGTCGCCGTATTCTTGACGGAATGCCTTCAGTTTGGCCTCTCTTGCTTTTTGGTATTTGTCGATATCCATTATTTTATCGTCTTATAATTAAAATGCCTAATGTAGATTCTAGTGGAAAAACTGGACGGTCCATGGATTATTCCATGTATCTTAAGCGTAAGAGACACACTGTCTTGACGAGTGGATATAGGCTTAAATCGGAAGCCGGTAACCCGATGTTTGGCCGCGACAAGAAAACTCGCGGATTTGATAATGGTATCGTTACAGTGTTGTTTGAAAAGGGCTTGATAGTAGGAAGCAGAAGTGGAACACGTTTTAGCGGAACTTATACGGTTACTTACATCGCGGGTGATGGAGTGGATGGATTTTCTCTCCTAGTTGCGGCTGGAGCACCAGCCGATGTTATTTATTATTTTATGGGGTATTACGATGCATTAAAAAACTACCCAGTAACACGAATTGATCCAACAATTTTATCTAATTTTCAACGCGTAGCTCCTTGTATAGTTACTATTACCAACAACACTACGTCAGAAACCGCTACACTCACTTTCATTGGTGATCCTGCCACTGATAGAGCCACCTTTGATAGTAACCCTGGTGTCCAATCCAATGACGGAGAAAGTCTGACGGTAACAATTACTTTCGGATAAATCTATTGATCATTAATAATAATGGAATACGATACATTGACAGACCAACTAAATAATACAATAACGTCTGGCATTTCTAAGGGAACTGTTTGGAATGCCATGCCAGGAGGCTTAGATAAAGTATCTGAATCTGCTAAAGGATTTCTTTGGGGACTTGGTTCAGGCAGCGTATGGATATGCCAATCACCTTGTCAAGGAAACTGGAAACAAGTAAAACTTCCCTCAGAGTCAAGTTTACGCGATATTGTAACAGATGATACACATGTTTATGTATTGCTTCAAAATCAACTCTGTATCAAATCTGCAGACAATACTGATGAATGGGTAACTGTAACGGTCCCCGATGGCATTGAAAAGATTATTAGCACGGCCTCATACATTTGGGGACAAGCAGGCGATAAGAAATATAAGTTGCCTAAACCTGGTATGACAGGAAACTGGATTCCTGTAAAGGATGACTTAAACATCAAAATAACATCAGCAAGTTCAGGGCATTTGTATGGTGTTACTTCTGACGGCAAGGCTATGATAACAGATGAGGCATTACAGACATCGTGGGCTGTAATTCCAGAATTTGGAGGCAAATATTCGGCTATTTTTGGAGATGCATATCAAACATCAATATTCGGTATTGATTCTACAAATAGCCTAACTCGTTGCTTGAATGGGAAATGTTATGGCATTGATACGAAAGGTTATACTCCACAAAACATTACTATCGAACCATCCTCAAAGCAGATGTGGATGACTACAACGACCCCTGGCAAATCTGGAAATATTTTTAGTCTACCAATTTCCAGTGATTATTCTGATATTATGAAAACTGTTCAGCCAATTGATAGTAAGCGAGATGAATCGGTAAAGAAGGCCGAAACACAATTTGAAGAATCAACTTATTCTGGCATGATGTCAAGACAATTTAATTATTTGAAAAAGGTGTTAAGCGATGTATTTGCAATTAGACCCGTTGCATCCGAAGAAGCAGACCGACAAAAAATTCAAGATGAAATTGATAATACTAACCATGAACTAAATGTATTAAAAGATGTAATTCCGATAATCCAAAAGATTTTGATAGTTCTGGCAAGTACTATTGTAGTATACATGTGTTCGGATATTTTTGGGTCAATGACACACTTTATAGCCTTGGCAGTAATGGTTGGAGGAACATATTACTTTGCTGTAAATAAGTAATGGCAGCCTGTGATATTGAATGCCAACGCAGTAGACAACTTAGAAAACTTGGTTCTGAGATGGTAACAGCAATTCAGAACAAAGATGAATATCCCGAAGCATACGAGAAAGCAAGGGCATCGTATTATACTGTGAAAGAAGGACAAGGATGGGTTCACGAAGACAAAGAGAGACAGGCGAATGAAAAGGTTCAACCAATTCTGGATTTGTATCAACAAAAATTTAATACAATGAAAGAGAACTTATTATACCAATCTGCAACTGCTCAAGCAAAGCAAGATTTGCTAAACTCCCAAATAGGAGATGAAGATGAGGTCAGATTTATTCATTCAGAAATTGAGAAAGAGCGGGAACAAGCAACTGTATATCGGAGAACAAAAGAACTGCAAGGATTACCTACAGATGTCTATTCATGGCTTCCTTCATTTCTGGATTTCATGCTATCTATAACGATATTGTATCTTGTCTATCAAGTATTTATCGAAGGAAAGTTATGGAGAATTACTGGCACGTTAAGTAATAATGGAGTGGGAAGCAATATTTAGTATATTATTTTTGATGGTAGGTATGTATGCCATATCTATCTGGTTATCATCCCGCGAAGACTTCGAATCAGGCGAAAGTATTATGCTTGAAGACCCTGAGAAGTATTATGATGCAACATATGCCTCAATATACAAAGCTTTATGGCATCCTATTGCTGGTTTAGAGTATGAACAAGTATCAATGGAACAAATTGCTTTAGATGAATGGGCAAAAGCCGATGTAAAAGTTTTGGATATGTGTTCTGGTATAGCTCCACATTCATGTTGGTTTGCAAATTTGGGAGTTGAATATTTAGGAGTTGATACATCTGCTCCAATGATAGAAGAAGCAAGAAAAGAATGTCCTTCAGGTAAGTTCCAGAAAGGAGATGTAACTCATGCAACTCTATTTCCTCCAAAATCATATAGCCATACTTTGCTGTTAGGGTTCTCTATATACATGTTTCCAAATGCCAAAGTTGTTTCTGATAATGCATATTTGTGGACAAGACCTGGTGGGTATTTTATTGTTCATATGGTTGAACCTGACAAATTCGACCCCTTACTTGATTTAGCTTCACCATTTGCCGCTTTTTCATTACAGTCCTATTCATATGAACGTCAAACTAAATCTGAAATCTTCTTTGACTTGTTTAAGTATACGGGAACGTTCCATAAAAAGAAGAACGAAGAAGATGCCTCTTTTGACGAAGTATTGACGTATTATGATACTGGAAAGAGTCCCGATAAGATTAAGTACAGAGAACAAAAGCAAAGGTGGCATATGCCTGATACAGAATCATTAATCGAGACCATCAAGAGTTCTGGATTTAGATTAAAAGAAAAGGTTCATCTAATTTCTTGTAGCAAAGAATATCAGTATCTCGTTTATTTTACAAAGTAAGGATAATGGGCATCACCAATTTGCTTTTACTTGGCTTACTTGCTGGAAGCGTGTTGTATATGGGTTATAGCAAAACAGTAAGTAGTTCGGTAGATAGAGACCTTAATTTCACTGGTATTCCAGCATATAACTCTGATGGTACGCCAGGTATATGGGACAAGATGTTACCACCGGCGCGAGAAGTGGGGGGGAAGCGTAAAACAAAACGTAAAATGCGTCGTCATAGAAAGTAATGGATATATTTGATTCACGAACAGTATTGGACTTTCAGAAGTTTACATTTTCTGGGCACTTGCGTACGCATGTCTATAGAGTGTTGGATGAAAATATTAAGTTAGGTCATGCCGATTATACGTGTTATTGGATTCTGGAATTGATGTGTTCTGGTTTAGTCCACTCATGTTGGAATACTTTATTCCTGAGTTCAGCTGTTCATATTAATCGTGGAGCCCCCAACGTGTTTCTGTATTTGGTTCGTATGTATGAACGCTTTGCTCCCTACGAGAGTCAGTATTCAACAATGTCTATGACTGATATTCGAAACAATAAGGATGCCAGATTATTATTTTGTGAGGTTGGGGCTTCAGTTGCATTATGTCGCAAATCAAAACTTCCTTCTTTGCCTAGAATTCGGCCTGAACATGATTTTCAACCAGTAGTTATTCAAGAAAATCTAAAGGCTCCTTCAAGCATATATGCTCGTTCTTTGATGAAACAAGAAGATCCAATGGAATTATATGTTCCAGTAAATGAGTTTGCATATTGCTTGAGACCTGAAACAAGAGACTCTATCCGAGCACTATATTGGGTATCGTGGATTTTGGCATATGCATCAAAATACAAAGCAGACAACAAGCAATATTTGGTATGTTCTTATAGGTCGAATGAATATGTTGAAGAGAAGTATTTGAGGTCTCCTGTATGGATTTTGTGGGCTGTTGTTAACGAATCTGTTCGAACATCGCCTCAATCAGGAACATTAGCCCCATATATTGATGCACTGTATAAGATGTATTGCTTAAGGTGGGGACAAGGAGACCTAAGGAAACGTTTACCATTCTTGATAACTTGTATATTATTTGTTTGCGAATCTAACGTGCTGGACATTCATTATCCTGTTCCCAATAATATCCAAACAGTTCAAGATATTGTAACAAACATTCCTCAATGGATAGGAGCCATCATCCATACTCAGAAAACTTTCACGTGAAATAACTAAATGAAAGTAGTTGCTGTTGCCGTTTTAGTTGTTTCAGCATATTTTTTATATTGGGGGGTGCTTGGGCTGGGACAAATTCTATTCTCGGGCCCATCTGGCACGCATGTAAATAAAGACGAGCATACTGCCATAACACGGATGCCAATTCACGCAATGCATGTTGCTGTTGTATTGGTTTGTGTTGTTGGTGGCGGCTATGGTGTTAGATGGGGGATGTCTAAACTAAGATGAAAACCTTTGCATGAAATAACTAAAGATGTGTGATAGTGGGAAACGGTCAAAATATATGGGATTTTTTTTAGTTTCCCTCTTGGTAATGTTTGGTTATATAATTTCTCAAAGAACTGGAGAGGGTATGACATTAAATCTGGAATCTTTACCCTTACTGCTTGTTTTGTTTATAGTAGTAATCATCTTCTTGGTATGGTGGGTTGCTGAACTAATTAACTGCTATTTTGACGTGAACGCCATACCTGCATTTAGTGAGGAAGCCCAGGCAATAAAGGCAGCGTTAATTGGAGGCCTATTGCTTATATCAGCGGGGCTTGCCAAATGGTTATATGATAACCTAGGAAAACCTACGGGGAATGCACTAATGAGTCGTTATATTGGAGTTGAGCTACTTGGTGGAAAACGAAAGTTTACACGCAAACGCATGTAAGTAATAAATAATGAAACTTCTAATTTTCGATACGGAAACTACTGGGTTGCCTAAGTCGCGTGAATTGGCAACTCACGGGCCAAACAATTGGCCTCATCTGGTATCTATAGCATGGGTAATTGTCGAGAATGATAAGATTTTGAAGACAGATTATCACATCGTCAAGCCTGAATGGAATATTCCTGAAGACTCGACTAAGATTCATGGAATTACCAATGAAAAGGCTCATGCTGATGGAGAACCCCTAATAGAAGTCCTGAGGAAGTTCTTTTCAGAAGAACACGATGTGCTTGTGGCTCATAATATGAACTTTGATTACAATGTATTAGTCAATGCAGTGTTATGGGATGCTCGGATGAAGTATCCATTATTCAAGCGTATGTTCTGTACAATGGACTCAATGACAAATGTAATGAAACTACCAGCTGCAAATGGGCGAGGATTTAAGCCACCTAAGTTGGTTGAACTATATGCATATACGACTCAAAAGCAGCCACAAATCAATCAGTTACATAATTCATTGTATGATACGCAACTTTTGGCAGAGAGTATAATTGCCTCATCAGTCTTGAAATCAATGATTAGTTTACATATACCTAGCGATGGTAATCCAAATGTATATAAAAAGGCAAGACATACCCTCATCATATAAACCAATTAATTCATACAAGACAGAACTCTTTTGGTGTTCGGACGGTTGGGTATATGATACTTTTTCAAAAACACGGAGAAAGTTTAAAGCATTTGATGGAATTACTTTTTATATGGAAGAAGAAGCTACTGAAAGGACTGTATTCAGTGATGTCCAGCATCATGAAACGGTGTATGTTACGATATACCAAGAAAGTCCAAGGATGTGGACGGAGAAAGGGGATGGATACTGTGATAGTTTCTGCGTAGTGAATCACTGATTAGAAAACGTTTCAATCAATAAATGATTGCCTCCGAAGTATTTTACACGGCACTTGCCACTATTGTAATTATGATTTTGATTCAGATTGTTATCTTTTTTGTAGCAAGAGTAATGACACCTCCTCAGCCTAGAATTATATACAGGGAAGTCCCTATGCCTCAAGCGCCTGTTCAGCCACAGGTTACTTTCACAGAGCCTCCTGTAAGTGAAGTAAAGTTGCCTGAATATGAACCCCGTCAACAGGCTTCAGACTCTTTACGCCTGGACGCCCAGCTCCCGCCTGGTCTCCAAGAAACCCGCCCCCCCGGAACCTAATTTTAAGGTTCTTCAAACGACTGGTATTATGGGATGGATTGCATTGACATACAACAACGATATTCCCGTGTGTTTGTGGATTACGGCTCGGGAATGTTGTTCCATTGAAGTTTGTTTGGACGAGCGCCTTTTTGGTGACACTATTTTTCGTGTAGAGAAGTTCGACAAAAAGTATGTTATTTCTGATGTTTACATGTATAATTCTACTTGTATCTTTCTATCTACAACATTCCAGCAGAGATACGAGTGGACGAAGGAGATACTCTCAAGATTCTACAGAAATGGATTAGCCGAATTTGTTCATAAATCAGACCTTCCCGAAAATACGCCCTTTCGAGGTTATGAGGTATACGATTCCAAAGAAGGTTCTCATGGATGTTTTGTAGAGTTAGAGCAATTTCAGATAGTCACGAAGACAGATATCCCAGATGTTTATACAGTGAAAGGGGAGCAAGGGTATGTATTGGTTCCAGATTTGAAGACATCTGTATTTTTGAATTCGAAAGGAAATGAGTTCAAATTGAAGTGTATGCCGCTGAATGGTAACTGGGCTTGCCAAGAATATATCCCTGAAGTAAAGTAAATATGCCTCGTCGTCGCCATACTAAAAAACGTGCAACTCGCAGACATCGTAAAATGAGAGGAGGATTTTACTCATTTGACGGGGCTGTCGGACCGGGAGCGGCTTCTTGGGGTCGTGGTTCGGAGATGGGTCAGTTTGCAGTAGACAAGGGTGGCAATATTGGTAATCTGAACCCTCAGAATGTTATACAGTATGGTCGTGGCCGTCGTCGTAAGTCTCGCGGTCGTCGCACTAGACGTAAGATGAAGGGTGGTGGCAAGTATGGGGCTGTAGCAGCCTCTTTTGTTGGCACAGGTTCTCGTGGTATAGCCGATCATGTTGGCACTAATACCAAGTATCCTCCATTTGGAGGAGCGGCCGAGGGAGCCTTTAATGATGGAGCGAGGGCTTCTATTGCAAAGGGTGGCTCATTCGATATTCTTCCTAAGTAGTAAAGATGTCTGATAAGTTAGTGGCTCTATTATTGGGATTATCGGCATTCGGTTATTTATATTCTCGAGGCTTACCTTATGCTTTTATATGGACTATTGTAGGTTACCTTCTAGCATACAACTCTGTGTTTAAGAGTTCTAGAGTTCTTGCCACAATTGCAGGTATAGTGCTTACATTGATTGTTCTAATGCATCCTCATCGTTTGCTATATGAAGGCTTTGAGAATGAAGAGGAGAAGAGTGAAAGCAAGGAACCAGAAGGTACAGGAAAGGCTGCTCATGTAGATTTGGGTCGGTCTATTTTACATGCATATCGTAATTTGACTCCTGAACAGATTGGAGGCATGAAGCGTGATACGAAAGAACTGATGGAACTTCAAAAGGAACTAATGGGAACTTTAGCAGAGATGAAGCCTGCTATTGAGCAGGGTGCTGAACTTTTGGGGACTTTTTCACAGTTTTTTGGAAAGAACGAGCAAGCCTAATACGTTCCATACCATCGGCATAAACGAATACATGAAGATCGGGATTATTAGATGAAATCCATGGTCCTCCTATACTACGAACAACCAACTTCCAATAATTAACCTTTGCTTCTATTTCTTGTAATCGCAACCAATCAAACCATAATTGATAAGTTTTTGTAAGAGCAAATATATATGTTACAGAAAAGTCTTGCATACAGAGTCGAATGACAATGTATATAGGATAAAGCAACATATCAAACCATAAATAGATTGTTTCGAATACATCTTCACAAACAAACTTTGCTTTTAATTCAACATATTCATCTGCCAAAGCAAAGTAAGGTTCATTTAGGACTTCCAGATTCTTTGCTCTTTTCCAGATTTGTTTCCATTCTGGAATCATTTATTGTTATACCTTCAGCAGGAAAATTGACTTCTTCAAACGTCTGTGAATCAAGATATTTCCAATCGTAAAAAAAAGGGTATGATTCCTCTAAAAACTCAAGTGTAATTTTATTGCCCGGTACTGCATATTGGTCTAGTATGTCTGTATTATCAAAATGTCCAAATATAGTTTGAGAACTTGTAGACAGCCAAGGAACCTCAACCTTCTCTTTAAAAAGTTGTTTTAGTTCTTCTGGGCTTAATACTCTTGCTTCATTATCCCAAATTCGATACTTTGTAATTACTCTTTGTGAACTTATATATTCAATTTTGGTTATATTTGAATCAGTTGTTTGCTCAATAACAGGTTCTTTCGGATAAAAAATTGAAAGAATCTGTTTTCGTATTGAATGTCCAGCCCTGCAACAAAACATTTATTATGTTAATGAATATTCGATTTAAGTCATCTCAACGAATATAGTCTGAATTTACAGGTGCTTCTCCGCCCTTTAGTTGAGTTACATATACATCTCTGTTCTTCATATTGTCTGCTGTAAGGGGTGTAAACTTCTCGACGGCATATTTTGTGATGGTTCGGTCGAGTTGAAGGCCCATAGCAATGGAAGAAGCCAATGCAGTGATTACGAAAGGCGTAGCAATGACAACCCAAGACACAACGCCAAGGTCAACGCGGCAGAAGGAGTCCAGAAGGAACACCAAACCAAATCCAGTGGCTGCCTTAATGAAAGCTGTAAGGTTTAGGCCAAGATACAAATCAAGACCAATATGAACTAAAATATAGAGGAGATAAAGGAAGGCAGGCGGACATAAATTTTCGACGAAACGCATCTTAACGTTGTTTACCTTAAGCAATTAAAAAATGGAGGAGGACAAGATTTTGAAGGTTATGGACCTTGGTTGTTGTGAGAGAGATGAGGCTATTGAGTTGCTGAACAAATCTGGATTTGATGTCATGGAGGCTGTATCACTCAAGATGGGGACAGCAGAAGGCATAGATAAACCAAAGCCTCGTCAGTTAAGCAAAATACAGTCGTTCTTTAAAGAGACTCGTGAAGAGATGGATAAGTTGACTGATTCTATCACAAAGGGATTTACTTCAGATCAATCCGAACTTTTGGAACAAGGCGAGATGCAAAGCCCCCCCGTAAAAATGGCTCGACAAAGTAGTTATTACTCGGAATGTCATCCTCTTTCTCCTGAATTAGAGGTTCAAATACCGGAAATTGCTTGTCTGTCACTGTCTGAATGCTTTTCCGATTTGCAGTTGAATGACCAAAGATTACCTTGTTCTGGTCAGGAATGCCCTCAATCGTGCCCATGCCTAGAAACGGCGTAGTAGGAAAGGGGCGCTGGAATAACTGCTTAGGACCCTTAAAGCGAGCGGCAGCAGGGTCACCAAACAGGAGTTCACTTTGCGTATCAATGGCACATCCACCCTCGGGCGAGTTACCAAAGTTGCCTCTAGGAACTAAACCAACATATTCGGCAGCAGCTTGCCATGCTGAACCATTACCACATGACTGAGGAGCATGGGCATAATACGTTGCTGTCATGTTACGCTTAGAAGAATCGGCATTTCCATGACGATCTTCAATACCACCTCTGGTTGTTGCATGAAATAGAGGGTAGCCTTGTGACATTTATTAGTTCTCTAGAAAGAACTTCTAAAACGGAATCAAGTGGATGTATAACTAAAAATATAAAGATGAACTTTAAAATGGACTACACTAAAAAGACTATTCCTGAACTAAAGGCGTTGTGTAAGGAACGCAAGATTAAGGGCATCAGTGGTAAGAACAAGACTGACCTAATCGCTATGCTTGAACCACCGACAAATGTAATTATAAATACTACAGAGGCTGTTCCTACACCATTCATTGCGCCTACTAAAAATATTTACAATGTCGGCGATAATGTATCGCTTCTAAAGGGTCTCTCTAATGAAAGTATCGATATGATTTATATGGATCCGCCATATAACACTGGGAGAAACTTCTATTACTTTCAGGATAAGTTTGCAGACTTTCCTAAGTTTATGGAAGAGCGACTTGTTGAGTGTCATAGAATATTGAAGAAAGATGGAAACATCATTATCCATGTTGAACCTCGTATTTCACACCATATTCGTGTGATATGTGATAAACTATTTGGAGAGTCCAACTTTCAGAACGAGATTGTTTGGCATAGTGGAGGAAATGCTAAGAACAAGTATCAACTCGGTAGGAATCATGATACGATAATCGTGTATAGCAAGAGTGCTAAATCAAAGTTCTTCCCTCTATATAAGCCCTATACTGAACAGCATAAGAACTCGCAGAAGATGTGTCCTATTCATAAGAAGTTATACGGAACATCTGCTGCACATAATTCACAACCAGAAGTTAATCCTCGTCCCAATCTTACTTATGAGTGGAATGGTAATACTCGCCAGTGGTATTTCTCAAAGGAAAAGATGAAGTCGCTTCACGATGACAATAGGCTAGAATACAATGAAAAGGGTATCCCCCGTATTAAGCGTTTCTTAGATGAAATGGAAGGAATTCCTGTGCGTGATACGTGGGATGATATTTCATCAATTCAGAATGGAGAGAAAACTAAATACGCTACTCAGAAACCAATTAAACTTCTTGAACGCATAGTATCGCTTTATAGTGCAGAAGGCGATACATGTTTGGATCCGTTTGCTGGTTCTGGAACTCTGGGAAGGGCGTGTAAAAATTTGAAGAGGAGTTATATATTGTTTGATATAAATCCAGAGGCTAAAGGGGTGTTTGATAAAGCGTCTTAATCACCTCAAGTGTCTTCTCTTCATTGTCGTAATTTCTCCTAATTGCTGTAGGAATATTTGTAATAAGTTGATCTGGCTTTAAGGGATTGATTAAGGCAGACGTAGGAATACACCGAATAGTAGAGCCCGTAATTCCAAATGTGGGACTTGGCTTGAAGATTGCCACCATATCAAACTCCTCCTTGCGATAGGCAACATGCCCCGTTCCGTTTGTTTCTGCATTTTTTGCTGAATTTCGCCGTGTAGTCTCAAAGTGCCATGCGTCCATGCGAAACTTAATCTGATTGCGAACCTTTGGCTTGTCGTCATCTGTGATGCCATCCCATGATACGCCCGTAACATTTTTGATAGGTCGTCCAGACTTTTCAGAAAGCCATTCATTTACATGAATTTCCGACGGCATTGCCAAGTGCTTTCCAATATCCCTGTGTTGTTTTGGATCCATAATAGCCTGTACTAACCAGTTACGTACAGGGGAGGGAAATGGTCCACACCACTCTGTAGCACTCTTCTCTGCATCTTCTCTGCTTATAGATGAAGTCATGTCTGTTGTTTTTACTGGTCTAGTGTTTATACCCTTAACACCTTCAATTTTTGGCGTGGCTGACGACTTCTTATTAGGACATGTCCTCGTGTTGTGTCCTGATTGCTGACACGAAGTACACGGCATCTTGTCTGTTGGGGGGACTTATAAATTCGTTTTACCGCCGTTCAGTTTTTTTTGTATTTGAAGTGCCCGTTTAAAATGCCCGTCGGTCTAAATACAACACTTTCTGTTACATTCATCCGTTTTTTGGTTTAGAAACTAAACTTTAATTATAAATATAACACTAATGTCTTGGGGATTTCATCTGATTCTAGATGCATCAAAATGTGCCAGTTCTACAATCCGAAACAATACCAATATTATTCAATTTGCCAAGACACTTGTTCAGAGAATTGATATGGTTCCTTATGGTGAGCCCCAAGTTGTTCGGTTTGGTTCTGGAAACAAAGCAGGATATACGCTTGTTCAACTAATCGAGACTTCTAATATTACGGCTCATTTTTGTGAGGAGACAAATGATATGTATTTGGATGTTTTTAGTTGCAAACCGTTTGAGCGTTCCGATGTAGAGGATGTTGTGAATTACTATTTTAGTCCTTTGCAGAGAAGCAGCGTGTTCTTGGAAAGACAGGCGGGAAAATATCCTCAACTAAAATAAAAGATGTCTTTATGGTTAAATAAGTTTACTCCCATTAAGAAGCCAGAAATCGTTCTAGAAATACCGCAACCAAATACTCCCGAATGGAATAAATGCATAAAGAAACTGGCTGATAGTATACGTGACAAAGAAGTCATTTCATCTAAACCAAATAAAGTTGCAGTAATTGTAGAACCAAGAGATACACCTGTACTTTATGATTTATTGGTTTGGATGAAATATATATTATTACCACATGGATGGCAAATCATTGTATATTCAGGAACAAATAATACAGAAAAACTACAAGCAATTAAAGGAATTACTGTAAAAAACATGGGGAAGAGAAACATCAGCGTAAACGAGTACAACGATATGTGTTTATCTAAAAGTTTTTGGGAAGAAATGCCATTTGAAAATATATTGATATTTCAAATAGATTCTGTGCTTTTGGATGGAGACCTAACAGAGTTCCTGGAATACGACTATGTCGGCTCACCTTGGAATAAAAATGGTGGATATGTACAGCATCTATTTGCTAACCTTACATTTTTAAATAAAAATTATGTTGGAGCATCGTCAAAGAAACCAACAAAACATATTACAGGCAATGGTGGATTGTCTTTGCGTAGAAAGTCGGGAATGATACGTGGACTTCAAGTAAGGCCAGGGAAGTTTATAGCTGAAGACAAATTTTTTTCAATGAAACGAGCAGGTATATTGAATGTTGCCCCCCCAGAAGTATCTACAAACTTTGGAACAGAAAGCATATATAACCCAACAACACTGGGATACCACAAACCTTGGCTGTATTTAACGGAAGACGAAATGAAGTTAATCTACAAAAGAATAAGCCTACTAAGCAACTCTTTGTCTTCGTGAAGTTTCTGCATCAATCCGCTAAAACCTCCAGTTGATCTAAGAAAGTTTTTAGATGATGCACACATGAGTAAATCAATAATTGCATTACTTAGACATTCGGGGTCAGATGCTCCAAATGTGCAGTGTAAGGACTCATATTCGTAATCTATTTTTTTATAGGATAGAGGCTTAACCATGACACTATACTTTGAAGTTAACTCATCCATGAGAGGCATGTCATCACTTGCAAGATATGTTGGAATATCCGGATTCGATTTAATAAACTCATCAATAAGTTCCATAGTTTTCTCTTTGTTTTTTAATGGGTCATCAGTCCCCCGAATATGTATTGCATTGAAAACTGTAGGAAACATATTTCTCTGTTTTCTAAACTTTACTAGAAATCCAGGAGTAAATTGAATATCCTTAAAAACCTGAACCATCGATATTTCTCTCCTCCCGACAGTATCCTGTATCAGGAGGGTGCTGTCTGGATATTCCTTGCTCGAATCAAATTTGGTAGGCATTCCATTAATAAGTTTTGTACCATTTGGAGCTCGAGACGTCGGAAGTGTATACGGATTCATCCCATAACATGTTGGTTCAATTAAATCATACTTCAGAGTCGGCACAATGTCTTCACCACAAATAATTGGAACAGGATATTTCGAAAAATCAAATATAGAATCCAACTTTGTTGCTCCGTAACTCTCAAATGTAAGTATAATCGTTCTGTTATATTTCAATGCATATCGCGTCATATTAAAGATAAGTAAAATTCCGTCATTAAATCCGCTTAGAACTCGCAATATAATATACCCGCCGGTTTCTCCCGTCTCACCAGTCTGACCTGTAGCACCAGTTTCTCCAGTTGCACCAGTTGCACCCGTAGCACCAGTCTGACCTGTAGCACCAGTTTCTCCAGTTGCACCAGTTTCTCCAGTTGCACCAGTTACACCCGTCTCACCAGTCTGACCTGTAGCACCAGTTTCTCCAGTTTCTCCTGTAGGACCCATTATATATTCCAAAACGAATTAATCTATACATTATATGCGTATACTAAACAAGATGTATTTACAACCCTGCAACTGGCGAGAATATGATAATAAGTTTAAGTATGTTGTAGACGTTTACGGACGAACTCATGAAGGGGATATTACACGAGTTCGTATTACAGACTTTAAACCTTATTTCTACCTTCGCGCTTTCCCGACAGAAACAGCCGCCCAAATTAGTTCCGCAATATCTGCAATAAAAACTATCCAAGGCCTTAAGATCACCGAAGAACAAAAACTAGACGCCATGTGTGGATTTAATGGTCTCAAGCCAATCAAGGTATGGAAACTCTCCTTTCCTTCTTTGTGGGCATTCAAACTCATCGCTAAAGAACTACGCGCTGGCCTAAAGATTGGCAATCGCAAAGTTCGTGTAGAGGATGTATTCGAATCCAATTTGCCTCCTTACCTTCGTCTATTCCACGAACGTGACCTATCTCCTGCATCTCCTTTCAAATTTGATGGTGAAGTTGATGATGCAGATGAGAATGAACGAGTAGATGTTGCTTATAAAGTCCAATATAGCAAAGTAGAAGCCCACACCAAAATCAACATCCCTCTATACGTATTGTCTTACGATATTGAAGTCTATTCGGCATCTGGAAACTTCCCTGTATCATCCAACCGCGAAGATGAAATCATTCAAATTGGTATGTCCTTTCGTTGGACAGATGACTTGATGACTCCTGTAGAACGCTATGTTCTGATTTCAGGAACTTGTGAACCATCTGGCACAGATGTCAAATATATCTCATGCCGCAACGAACAAGACTTGCTAATAAAGTTCAAAGATTATATCCATGCAGAAGATCCCGATATGATTGTTGGTTATAATACCTTTGGCTTTGATGACAGTTACATTGCTGATAGATGTGAACTTCACAGGATTGAACTCCAACTTGGGAGAACAGATACTAAGCAATGGGGAGGTCGCTCAGAAATGGCAAAGACAGAAAAGAAAACATTTGAACTTGCTAGTGGCAAATATGCAGTAAGATACTTTGATATTCCTGGACGTTTACCTATCGATTTGCTTTTGAGCATTCGTCGTGAACAGAATCTAGACTCATACAAACTTGATAATGTAGCAAGTACATTTCTGCGCGACAAGGTTACTAAGTTTACTATCATTACAGGAGCTGAGACACATATGTATGAAATTCATACCAAATCAACTCGTGGTTTGTTTGTTGGTAATTATGTTCGGTTTGATATTGTCACCAATACAGTGAACCCTTACAATGAAGGACAGAAGTTTATGGTGACAGAAATCAGCCCTAAATCATTCACTGTAGAAGCAGATAGTCCTATTTTAAGTGACATTTCTGCAGAACATCAAAGCAAGTTAGAATGGTCATTTAGTAAGGACGATGTATCTGCACAAGATATGTTTGAACTTCACCGAAAGGGAGCAGCCGACCGTTCTAAGATTGCTAAATACTGTATTCAAGATTGTGACCTCGTATTGACTTTGATGGCAAAATTGGATACCTTAGTGAACGCCCGAGGCATGGCTGATGTTTGTCGTGTACCAACTGACTTCATCTTCCTGCGTGGACAAGGTATCAAGATTTACTCAGCCGTTGCTTACAATGCATCTAAGCGTGGCCAAATCATTATGGCACAAGAATCAGTTGATGGCGATATGTCATACGAAGGAGCCGTAGTATTGCCTCCTAAGATTGGTATGTATCTGGAAGACCCTGTTGTTGTTCTAGACTTCAACTCCCTATACCCATCCAATATGATTGCCTTCAACATCTCACCCGATAGTTTGGTCTATGTAAAAACGTTCAATCAAGATGGTCGTAAAATTCATCATGAAGGAGCCGATGGAGCCGAATTAGAGAAACTCAAAGAAACTTACAAAATTGATGAAATTTCATTTGATACAAAAAATGATGATGGTGAAGTTATCGGATGTAAAACGTGTGGATATGCACAACCAACCGATGACCCAAAAAGTATTGGTTTGCTTCCAATGACTTTGGATATCTTGCTTAAGAAGCGCAAAGAAACTCGTAAACTAATGGAACAAACAGAAGACGATGCCCAAAAATCTGTATTGAATGGTCTTCAACTTGCATATAAGGTTGTTGCCAATTCAGTATATGGTCAGACAGGTTCTCGTACATCTCCTATTCGCAGAGTAGAGGTTGCTGCATGCACAACGGCAGCAGGCCGTGAAAGATTGATGTTTGCAAAAAGTGTTGTTGAGTCAGAATTTGAAGGACGGGTAATATATGGTGACACGGACAGTATATTTGTGACCTTTTCAGGTAAGAAACTTGAAGAGTGTATGGCACTTGGAAAAAGGGTGGCTGAGAGAATTACTTCTCAATGTCGCAAAGCACACAAGATTGAATATGAAAAGACTTTCTTCCCGTTCATTCTGTTTTGTCGCAAGCGCTATATGGGATTGAAGTATGAGGATGACCCAACTAAGTGTAAACGTGTAGGGATGGGTATTGCTCTCAAACGCAGAGATAATGCTCCTATTGTAAAAGATATATTTGGTGGAGCATTGGATATTCTGATGGAAGAGCGAAGTTTGAAGAATGCCCAAAACTTCGTGAAAGATATGCTGGTTCAAGTGATGCAGAATAAGATTCCTTTGGAGAAGTTTGTAATCACAAAACAGTTGCGTGATGATTACAAGAATCCTGGACAAATTGCTCATCGAGTATTGGCTGACCGTATGGAAGAACGAGATGCAGGCAATGCTCCTCAGGTAGGCGATAGGTTAGCGTATATTTATGTAGCAAACCGAAAGGATGAAAAAAAGCAAGGAGACAAAATTGAACACATTGACTTTGTGAAGAAGCGAGGACTAAAGCCTGATGTTGAATTTTACATAACAAATCAGATACAGAATCCAGTAGCCCAACTATTTGCATTGGGTATTGAACAGTTAGATGGATATGTTCCTCGAAAGTATAATGAGAATCCTGACTTAGATGAAGAAGAAGGAACCTTATTTGTGCTAAAGCAAAAAGAGAAGGATTTAGATTCGATTCTATTTATGGGAGCTCAGTATCTAAAAAAACATAAGCGTGGACCTATGGATATGTTTCTTGGCCGTATATAATAATATGGAATTAATGAACACACGATTAAAGAAACTTGATGTATATGACATAGATTCTTTGAATGGTTTGGCAAGACAGTGCAACTGGTTTATAAATGGAAGTCAAATTCTTAAGAATAACATAGAATGCCCTAAAACAATTTTTATAACCGCATATAGGGGAAGCGAAGGCATTTTACATTTGGCTAAAATTTTAGACGAGATACCTAGTAGGTTTGCGTTGATAATAGCAAGTGAAGATGTTACATTTCCTGCTGGAACTGGCGACTTTAGATGGAATGTATATGCAGGTATACGAGATCGTGTTAATTTTGTAATTAATCATTCTAAGGTTATACATATTTTTGTTGAAAATCTTGATACTCTTCATGAAAAGTTAACACCAATTCCACTAGGAATACATCCGGCTTATGAGGGTTGGTATACTAGAATGTTCAATTCAGAAATAGTTATTAGAAACGACAAAGGTATTCTTGCATTTTGTTGCCATAGATTACATAACGACAAAACATGGCCTGGCTGGAAAGAGCAGTTTTTAGATAGAGAGATAATTAGTGAGTTATCTCAAACAGACTGGAAGAGTTTTGTAGAATATCGCGAAGCATTACCATTGCATGAGTTTAAGAACATGCTTCTGCAGTCTAAATTTACTCTATGTCCTCACGGAGGAGGTATTGACCCATCACCAAGATGTTGGGAGGCTCTTCTGTGTGGTTCGATTCCAATCATAACACATTCAACCTTAGATGAAGCATATTCTAGATTCCCAATATTTTACATAAATAAATGGGAACAATCTGAATTAGATGAAAATAAGTTAAATTTATGGTGGAATTCTAATTATAAGAAGATTGACTGGCAAACTGTAAGAAATATGCTATTTTTAGACTATTGGTGGGACATTATCCAAAGCAAGGCATTTAGTTACACTCCTGTAGATAATACATAAATGGAAGATAGACGTTTAAGAATCTTACAGGACCTTGTCGCAACTAGAAATTATTTTTTCAATAACACCAGAGCATATAGGCGTCGCGACCAAATTACGCTGAGATACCTTGAGACAGAAAATGCCTACCTTAGTGCATTGGCACGAACTCGGACAGATCCTGTAACAATTACATTTCCTATTACGATTCCTGCTAATTTTATGGATAATGTTCCAGTAGTAGCAACTGCACAACAAATTACGAATGAGTTGGTTCCTTATTCTGGGTCTTCCCAGCAGACTTGTTCGATTTGTCAGGATTCGATTTCTTCTGACGGCGTCGAACTGCGGGGATGTCAACATGTTTATCATCGTGAGTGCATTCAGACTTGGTTTGGTGCCAGTGTACGTTGCCCAGTTTGTCGGCGTGACATTCGAGAGGGTCAGGAAGCTGAAACATCTTCTGGCGCCATAGGAACGCCAACTCCACAGACGTACCAGTGGGGGGGAGAGAATAGTTCGGAATAGTATATGATTCACCATATTGCAACCTATGAAACACACGACGAATATCGTGCTGACATTCTTTCAAAATTTGAGGAGCGTCAGAATCTGGGAACAAATGGGCAACCTCTGTTGCTTTAGGAGGGTAGCAACGCAAGATACAAACCAAACCCGAATTCCTTTTAAAAATTGTTGGGAGTTCATTCCCAGTACACAATATTGGCACTGTCCTCGAAGCATCCTTCACCCACTCGACTATCTTTGCTTGAGCGTGAGGATCCGAACCATCTAACTCATCTAAGATAACACATGTCTTGCGTTTTGGTTCACCTCGAATAAATGATTGAATGTTTACACAAGACCGACAGGCATCTTTTAACTTGTCAACATCCTCAAAACTTCGTATAGATTTTGATGCATTAATCTCCAAAGGGTCAAAGCCGAACGTTCTTGCTGCACAAAGAGCCATTGTTGTTTTGCCAATGCCTGGAGAACCTACCAAAAATACTGAACCACCAAACGTTTTAGATTCTAAATACTTTTTCAATTCCTGTTTTATTTCTTGATGACCAATTACATCATCAAGAAATACTGGCCTATGAGATTCGGCATACATTATATCTTAATACTCAAAAAGGTTTTAAATTGATTAAATAATGGAACCATCATTTCATCAAGGAGATAAAACTAACTATAATCCAGCAAATATGGTTCAAGGAGTTGAAGATATGAAATCACCAACACAGACAAAGTTTTCAGAAAAATCTGAAAAGTTTTGGTATAATTTAAAGACTCCTGACGGAACAGTTGTTTCTTCTGTATGGGCCAAATTAGGTGACGATGAAGGCAATAAAACAAATTGGGTTCTAAGAAATGTTGTTACTGACCCAAAATTTCTCAGAAAAGGATTTGCAGAAAAGTTGCTTAGACATGCTATTAAACACCTAAAGGAAAACTCGAAGGGAGGCAATATTGTCCTATATGTTAATTCTAAACTTGTGCCTGCAATTAAACTATACGATAAACTTGGTTTCAGAGAAGCAGGAGTAAACCCATATGGCGCTATTAAGTACGTTTATAGGGTAACTGGAGGCAAGAGAAAAAGAAGAAAAACAAAAAGAAGGCGCTAATTACATTTGCCTGACCAGCCAGTCCCACAACTTCTAGCAATGTTGCATCCAGCAGATTTAGATGTTATCTTTGTTGGGTCAAAAGGCATACAGTTAGTTTCGTAGTTTGGCTTACATAATCCATCTTCAAACTTCCAATTTTCAGGACATACGGATGGCGGTCCTGAACTTCCAGGCATAACTTGGGGGTTCAGTACTAATTTGTATAAGAAAATTAATGCAGCCAATACAGCCACTGAAATGAGGATGTTTTGTGGGTTTAGCATTCTTTCTATATTACAAGGAAAGGAATGGCACGACACGTTGTAACACGATATTTAAATGACACTACAAATCCCATGGTTAGACATCATTTAGATTCGTTCTCTGACTTCTTAGATGTCAAACTCCCCAGATTTGTTCAAGCAATGAACCCTTTCAAACGTTCCTTAGAGGATGGTCGTCAAATCCGGATTTATATCGGAGGTAAGGATGGCAAAGATATTCGTTATGTATCACCTGTAGATGAAGAAGATGTTGCTATTCTTCCCCACGCCTGTCGCCTTGAAAACAAAACATATGCCTTTGAAGTCAGAGCAGACATTGTAGTCGAATACGATTATGGCAATGAAGTCCAAACAAGGTCTTTTGATGATATTCTAATTGGTCGTATACCTTTGCTTTTGAAAAGTTCATTGTGTTACTTACATTCTAAAACACCCGAACAACTCTATGAGGCTGGAGAATGCCGATTCGAACTTGGCGGATATTTTGTTGTTAGTGGCCAAGAACGAGTATTGCTTTCTCAAGAATCTTTGGGTTCAAACATGTTTTATGCAAAGAAACGCCTCGAACAACCTTCCAAAGACCAAGTCAGAACAAGAAGTGAAAAAGAACTCAAGGCAGTTATGGATACAGCCACCAAAGAAAACAAATTCGAATTCATTGCTGGAATCTATTCAGAATCAGAAGATGGTTCTAAAAGGGCTGGACACTTGCTTCGTATCCCTCCAGAAAATAAGATTCAGAACGATTCTGGAAAAATTGCAAAGGCATCCGATTATGGTAGCTTTTCTACAAACCGACTGGCAACTATTACAATTATCGACTATAACAGACGAAATGGTTTCGATAATCCTGTTCCCTTGATTAGTGTATTCTATGCATTGGGGTTTACATCTGATAAAGATATCTATGATGTCATTCTAGCAGGTGTTCGTGAGAGAACATTGTATGATGGTTTATTTGCCCAACTAATTCTTTCTCATGAAAAGTATTTGGCATCTGAAATGGCTAAAGAAGAAGACCAAACGCAAGACGGTAATTTGTTATTGCTAAAACGTCAGACAAGAACATATAGTATTGGCGCCGTTTATACAAATCTGTATTCAAGCTTATTCCCTCACTGTGAACCCCAAGATGAGTCTGTGCCAGCCTTTTATACAAGAAAGGGGTATTTGCTTGGACATATGACACGTATGGCAATGGATGTTGCTATTGGAAACTCTCCCGATTCGGACAGAGACCATTTCAGATTTAAGAGAATGAACGCTGCTGGAGACCTATGCTTCAAGGAATTTCGCAGAATTTATAGTGAAGTTGGAGGAAAGATGTTATTAGAACTTGATAGACGTGTAGAGTTCGAGAAGCAGAACTTCGAGGGCAAAAATCTAACCAACCTAATCCAAGAAGAAGGAATTAGAAACTTTTATTGGAAATCCTATACTTTCTTGAATGAGTTTGAGAAATCTTTTAAAGGAACTTGGGATGGCGAATCGGGTGTTGCACAAGTTCTTTCTCGTTTTTCATATTTGGGAACAATAGCTCATTTGCGTCGTATCAACTTACAGATGGATAAGGAAACCAAGCAAAGAGAACCTCGTCGTTTACACTCAAGTTCTTGGGGCTTGATGTGTCCTATTGATAATCCTGATGGTCGCAACGTTGGCATGATAAAGTCGCTTACATTATTCACTATCATATCAACACAGTCACCTTCAAAGCAAATTAAGGAGTTGATAATGGAACAACCAAATACTCGTTCTATTTCTGCAATTAGTCCTTCTATATGGAATCCTGTATGGACTAAAGTGTTTGTAAATTCAGATTTGGTATGTGTGGTAATGAAGGATACTGAAACCTTTCATACAACTATGATTAGTTTGCGGAGACAAGGAGAAGTTGATAAGACTGTATCATTGACTTGGAACAGACTTGATAATGATTATATTATTCAATGCGATGCAGGAAGACCTTGTAGGCCTGTATATCAGGAAGGAACAAAACTGGATTTGATTAAACGTCAAAAAGGATGGAAGGCTATCGAACAACATATGGATTATTTGGACTCTCAAGAATCTGAATGTGTTCGTATTAGTATGGAACCATTCCATCCCGAACGATTATCCGAGATTCATGGGAGTTGTATATTTTCTGCTACAGGAAGCGTAATGCCTTTTACTGAACACAACCAAGCCCCCCGTAACATGTTCACGTGCCAGCAAGTAAAGCAAGCGTGTTCATGGTATAACACTGCATTCAATAAACGATTTGACACAATTGCCACGCATCTTCATTCACCGCAAAGACCTTTGTGTCAGACGTGGACAACTGCAGCAGTAATGGGTGGAGGATGTATTCAGTTTGGTGAGAATGCTATTGTAGCTATTGCAATATATGGTGGATATAATCAAGAAGATTCTATTCTCATTAATGATTCTGCATTGAAGCGTGGCATGTATACAACATCATATTACCATTCTTATGATGAATCTGAAACAATTATAGACCCCGCTGCTCAGACCCATACAATGTTTGCCAATTTGGTTACAGACCCGAAATATCGTGAAACTGTTTCCAGAAAAGATGGCAAGAATTACGATTACCTTGACTCAAATGGTGTAATTAAGGTTGGTTCTGAAGTTTCTGCATCTACTATTATGGTTGGCTTAGTAACACCAAAAACAAATTCTGCTGGCCAAGTAGTAGGCTTTGTAGATTCATCTATCTTGCCTAAAAGAGGTCAGCGCGGAACTGTAGATGCAGTGTATAAGTATACAACTGCAGAAGGCCTACAAGGTGTAAAAATTCGTGTAGTAGAAGTTCGTGACCCTGTACTTGGCGATAAGTTTGGTTCAAGGCATGGACAGAAGGGAACAGTTGGTATCCGTATTTCTGAAGAAGATATGCCATCAACAAAGGATGGATTAAGACCTGATATAATCATCAATCCCCATGCTTTACCATCTCGTATGACAATTGGACAGTTTATAGAAGGAATGTCAAGCAAGGTTGCTGCTGAGTTAGGAACTATTATCGATGGAACAGCCTTCAATACCCAAAACAGAATTTCTGACACAAAAGAAGCATTGATTCAGTTAGGCTATCATCCTTATGGCAATGAGATATTGTATAATGGAATGAATGGTGAGATGATTGAATCTGAAATTTTTATGGGACCAACATATTATCAAAGATTTAAGCACATGGTTGAAGACAAGATTAATTATAGGTCAACAGGACCAAGAACATTATTGACGCATCAGCCACTCGAAGGACGAGCAAATGATGGGGGCTTGCGTATAGGTGAAATGGAACGTGATTCTTTGATTTCTCATGGAATTGCTGGATTCCTAAATGAAAGTATGACGCTGCGTTCGGATGCTCATGAGTTTTTGTTTCAACCCGAAACAGGACTATTAGATTCAAATCCAGAATTCCCAACAACAACAGTTCCTATACCATATTCAATGGGTTTGTTTATTCACGAAATTGAATCTATGCATATTTCTTTGAAACTCGCTTCTTAGTTTTTCTCTTCTTAGTTTTACGTTTCTTAGTTTTACGTTTACCGCCGCGCCCACGTCCAGGGGGTCTTCCGTGCCTCGCCTCGAACTCCGCCCTCTGCCTCGCCAACCTGATGGACATGTGATTGGGCTGCTCGTGAGGTACGGTCTCGCCACTTTCTTCAAATGAACCCTTGTAAAACTCTAACACATGGGGATCCGGGTGCCAATCTAGTGATTCTTCGTATGCTGGATCCCCCTCATTGGAATCGCGACCGGGGCCATATACCAAGTCAAAATATCTCTCCCACTCCCGTCCGCTTCGTGGAGGTGGAGGGAAATACGGTCCCGGTCTACCTTGCATCTTGGCTTTTCGGATCCTGTCCATAGCTTCGCGCGCGCCAAGCGACAGTCGGGGATCGTCGGGATCGGCGGGGCGTAAACCTGCTTGACGTGCGGCGGCGGAGGCGGCGGCGGTGGCGGCGGCGTTTTCGAGTCGTTTTCGCTCATCGACGGCGTCGGCGTTTTCGAGTCGTTTGACGGCGTCGAGGTTAGCGGCATTTTCGCGTCGTCTGACGGCGGCGGCGTCAGCGGCGGCGGCGGCGGGAGTAGGATCGGGGGCGGCATATGCTTCAGGATTATATGCTTGAGCAAAAGTTGTATGATCACCCGCAGGCCGAGGTCTTAGCATTTTATTAACACGCTCTCCGAGAGCGGATAAAATACTCATATTATTATAAGAACGGATTTTATTGTTAGAAATGTATAGAATATAAAAAAAATGGCTGAAAATCTTCACGTAGTAAAGCGCGATGGAACTCGCTTCTTAGTTTTTCTTTTCTTAGTTTTACGTTTCTTACTTTTACGTTTACCGCCAATATAACGGGGTGATTTAGGCATATTACAACCTTCGGGTGGCGGTTTACCATATTGTATAAATGCCCTTGAATTTCTTGCTCCGATGGGTAATCCATTCTTATCCAAGTCATAATCTGTATGAATAGCAAATCCATTAATAAGTTCCCTAAGAACACATTCCGCTCCATCTTCTTCTACTTGTTTTATATCTTCGGCACTAAGACCCTCATCTTTGATTTGCTTATATTTTTCCTCTTCAGACTTAAGCATGGCTCTTATTCTTGCTTTGAAGCAAGGGTGTCTAAGGCCCAATAAAATAGATTTAAGAGTTATAGGATATGCAGTAATTCCTATCTTTGCCCTTGAAGCAATTATAGAAGGCCTAGCCGCTTGTTCTATAGCAAGTTGTGACTTAAAGTTTGCCAAGAAATATTTTTTCCAGTGAGGAGGAATAGGCATGGCATTTATCTCATCAGCAATCTGCTTAAGCAGAACTTCTTCGGCATATGCTTCAGGATTATATGCTTCAGCAAAAGTTGTATGATAACCCGCAGGCGGAGGTGTTAGCATATCATTAACACCCTGTTTGAGAGAGGATAAAATACTCATATTATTATAAGAACGGATTTTATAGTTAGAAATGTATAGAATATAAAAAAATGGCTGAAAATCTTCACGTAGTAAAGCGCGATGGAACTTGTGTCCCCGTATCATTTGACCAGATTCTTGGCCGCATCCGTAAACTATCTGGCGGCCTAGAACATGTGAATCCTGACCTAGTGGCTCAGAAAGTATGTAGCCAACTACAAGATGGTATGGAAACCCGCCAACTTGATGAGTTTGCTGCTGAGACGTGCGCTATGATGCAGTCGCGTCACCATCCAAACTATGGTCTGCTTGGTGCTCGTATTCTAGTCGATAACCATCAGAAAAATACGCCTCAAACCTTGTTTGAATGTGTTGAAGCACTATACCACGGCCAATCTATCATTTCTGATGAATATCATGACCTTGTGTGTGGCAACCGCGATTCCTATGAAAGCATGATTGATTACTTTCGCGATTTCATGTTTGACTATTTCGGATTCAAGACACTAGAACGTGCTTATCTTCTTAAGAAAAATGGCAAGGTTATTGAGCGGCCTCAGCATATGTGGATGCGTGTAGCCATCCAACTTCATGGTAAAGATTTCGAGCGCGTAAAAGAATCATATGATGCTCTATCGCAAGGATATTTCATTCATGCAACGCCTACACTCTTCAATTCTGGAACTGATCATCCTCAGTTGTCATCTTGCTTCCTTCTTACCATGAAAGATGATTCTATTAAGGGGATATATGAAACTCTTGGAGATTGTGCCCAGATCTCAAAGTGGGCAGGAGGCATTGGACTAGCAATCCATAACATTCGTGCTCGTGGTTCTCGTATTGGAGGAACTAATGGAGAATCTACTGGCATTGTTCCGATGCTTAAGGTCTTCAATGATACTGCTAAGTATGTAAACCAAGGAGGCAAACGCAATGGTTCATTCGCTATCTATTTGGAACCTTGGCATGCAGACATTGAAGATTTCCTTCGTCTGAAGTTGAACCAAGGAGCAGAAGAAGATAGGGCTCGTGACCTATTCTATGGCTTGTGGATTCCAGATTTGTTCATGACACGTGTAGAAGAGGATGCTGATTGGACTCTCATGTGTCCTCATGAATGCCCTGGACTTTCTGATGTTCATGGTATTGCCTTCAACGACCTATACATGAAATACGAACGCGAAGGAAAGGGTCGTCGTAAGGTTTCAGCGAAGAAGTTGTGGCAGATGGTATTGGATGCCCAAATCCAGACAGGAACGCCTTATCTTTGCTACAAAGATGCTGCTAACGCCAAGTCTAACCAACAGCATTTGGGCACGATTAAGAGTTCAAATTTATGCGTAGAAATTGTTGAGTATACAGCACCTGACGAGACGGCTGTATGTAATTTGGGATCGTTGGCATTGCCTAAGTTTATTGAGGATGGCAAGTTTAACTTTGAGAAGTTGAGGCAATATACGTCTATCCTGACTCGTAATTTGGATATTGTGATTGACAAGAACTTCTATCCGACTCCAGAATGCCGTAAGTCTAATATGCATCACAGGCCGATTGGTATTGGTATTCAAGGATTGGCGGATGTATTTGCTATTCTGAGGATGCCTTGGACATCGGCAGAGGCAGCAAAGTTGAACCGTGAAATCTTTGAGAATATCTATTATGCTGCAGCGCTCGAGAGTATGATGGGGGCTTCTGATGGTGTATGGAGAAATGTTGCTATAGACACTTATCCTTCATTTCATGGTTCTCCAATGAGTAAAGGAAAGATGCAGTATGACTTGTGGAATGAAGTTCCTGTGACTACATATTTGCCTTGGGAGAACTTGCGTAAGTTGTGTAGTCAAGGTATGCGTAACTCCTTGCTTGTAGCCCCAATGCCTACGGCGTCTACATCTCAAATTCTAGGCAACAATGAATGCTTCGAGCCATTTACTTCGAACCTGTATACTCGCCGTGTACTTGCAGGAGACTTTGTGGTTGTGAATAAGTATTTGGTAGAAGACTTGGTAAGGTTGGGCTTGTGGACATCGGAGACTCGTACGTCTATTATTGCAAATAGTGGGAGTATCCAAAGCATAACAGCGTTACCTTCTGAACTTCGTGAGTTGTATAAGACGGCTTGGGAGATTCCGCAGAAGACTCTAATTAATATGGCTCGAGATCGAGCGCCATTTATTTGTCAGTCGCAGTCGCTTAATTTGTTTCTGAGTGAGCCATCCTACGCCAAAATGTCGTCCATGCACTTTTATGCATGGAAGACAGGCTTGAAAACTGGATGTTATTATTTGAGGACGAGGGCGGTATCGAGTGCGCAAAAATTTACTGTCGAGCCTTGTTTAACTTGCTCGGCTTGAAGAATTTCTCTTTATCTAAACATAAAAGATGTCTGGTGTAGAAAGTTATACTCCCGTGAATGGTTCCGCTGGTAATTCCGCCCCCACTGGTGGTCGCCGCCGTCGCTCTCACAAGTTGCGCCTTGTGAAGAAGAAGACTGTACGCCGTATGCTTGCAGCGAAGGGCCTCAAGATGCGTGGTGGTGGCTCTGACCAGTCTCCCCCTGGGGGGACTCCAGCGATGGGTGGCCGTCGTCGGCGAAAGTCTGGCCGCAAGACTCACCGCCGCCGCCGCTCCCTGTTTGGCATGAAGTATTAAGTTGAAGACCAATTTCAGAAACAACAGCAAATAATTTTTCATTGAAACCATAATGACATCCGTTGGGTTCTCCATCTGGAACCTTGCGCGCCGATGTATTGTTTGAATGAGCCAATGATACAATAACTTCTTGAGGCGATACCTCCCTACACATTTCTTCACGACCGTGGATGAATGTATTGGCTTCTGCAATCTGAATATCAGGAAACTTTCTTGCCTCCCAAAACTCACGAGTAAATCCCAAAGACGCTTCCGAAACTCTTTCAGCCATTGATAGAGTAAATGGAGGAACATTCATGAACGAAATATGTTTCTGAATATCGTAGCAAGGAATTGTAGTAGAAAATACACATTGCTTTTTGGGTTGCTTACCAAGCATGGCTACACGATGTAATACCGAGTTGTTAGGGTATACGTCATCGTCATCCATCATCATAATGGTATCATACATTGCTGATTGAACACCAATATTACGCTTTTCACCAATAGAGGTTTTCTTGTCCAGACGAACATATTTGACATTTGGGATTCCGATAAGAGTATCTTCGATGGAATCTTCTCCATCATCTACAATCACCCATTCCAACTTATTTTCGGGATATGATTGAATCATGTAAGAATACTGAGCCAAAGGCATAAAAAGACGACGATTATATGTTAGCGTAACAATCGAAACATCAGGTAATTCAGATTCGGCAGGAAATGTAGAAGCAAGAACATATTCCTCGGTGGGTTGAGTTTTTAGTAGTTGTTGCATTTTCTCTATAAATTTGGAATGACGAACTTCATAAATCTCACGAAGTTGTTCGGAGACATGTTTCTTATGCTTGATAGAGGTGTTTACGTATCCTTGAAGTTTTAGCATTAGGTCGTGGACACTGACATCTACCAAACTACCCAGGCAAGTAGGATGTCTAATCTTTTCTTTGGTAGCAAGGAATAGTGCTTTGTGGTCAGTTAGTTCCAGAAATGGGTTGATGTTAGAAAGAATCAAGTTACATCCTGAAGACATTGCTTCATTTACTGCATGACCAAACCCTTCAGCTGCTGAAGTACAAATTGCCAATCCACACTCTTTGAGTAGGTCATCATACTCGGGCTCTTTGAGGACCTTATTAAGCAAAGTTACTTTGCCTTTTAGTTCATCGGGGAAGTGAAACTGAACATGTTCTGGATTATATGGTATGAACAAATCTGGAAGCAAGGAATATAGAACAGGATTTGTCTCCTTAATTTTTAGGTAGGCTTGAAGGATAGGTTTCGGGTTTCTGTTATTGTTTTTGCCGACTAAAGCGATTGCTTTGTGATAGTTTTTCTTCTCGTGAAATACTTTATCGATAGATGTCCAGCCAATATATTTGACATTGGTGGAAGAAATCTCTTGCTCTGCTTCTTTAGTCTTTACCCAAATTTCATCAACCATATTGAAGTATGGTTTCCACGTTTGAAAAAGCCATTCGACGTTGGGAATCCAAACATTCTTACGAGCATATGTAAATAGGGAAGGGCTAATAACTTCGAAGAAAATGTTTAGTTCTGCTTCGGGGCACTGAGGCATGGCATGGTGAATCTTACGAATCTGGACAGATTCACCATATGTATTTGCCAGAAGTCCTCGCATAATCATTGCATCTTGCATAAGACCAGCCGAACTAAAGTTGCCAATCAGGTTTACTCTCATTTTTAATTAGATGTATTTACTCATTAAACGTCTTGTCTTTCGACAATCGTGATGTTTTCGCAGCGTGTTGCGTTTTGAATTGGTATATGATAGATATTTTTTCCACGACTGAACAGATTTTGACGAACAACCAAATGCAAAGGAACAATATCTGTCATGCCACCACTCATCTTTCATCCATGGAATATTTCCAGATTCGGTGACATTCAGTTCGGTAATGTCTGTTAAACGACGACAGAGTTGTTTCATTTCAGAAGAACCATATCCATACCAAGGACTAAATATATCTTGCTTATATTTAGTGTCGACTGCTACGATTTCTTTACCGTTCCATCCCAATTTCTCTATAGGTCGGAAAGAATCCCATTCGGCTTCCCAAATAAAAAGTTGGGATTGTAATTTCCCATATAAGTTTCCTTTGAACTTGACAAGCTCCATTACTCTAAGCAATGGTTCGCAGGTGTTGTTAGTGAGCGCAGAGGAAAACGTTGTTTGCCCCAGCAGGACTCGCAGATGGTAATATCTTCTTGCTTTCGGACTTGAACGATGTTATTGCAGTTCTCACATGCACAATATTTGTCAACCGGAAGCGAGCGAAGGCCTTTTAGCCTGCTATATAGCATCTGAGCATACATTGGCGAGAAACGTCCGTGGGAACTCATTTTTTGTTCTTATGGAAATCTCACATTATAAATCCGTTTTAGATATAATGGAAACCTTTAGAGGAAGGAAAGTTATCATACCAAGAACAAAAGATTGGGCAGCAATCGATGAGACCGATAAGTATTCTAAGGAGCAACGCATGAGATGCAAGGCTGAATCAGGTAAAGAATGTACTTTATACCCATTTCCTGTTGGGATGACAGTATTGAAGATGTTTAAACCAAAACGATGGTTAGATCCAACGGCTGGTTGGGGAGATAGATTGCGTTGTGCAATAGAGTATGGTTGCGAGTACGTTGGCGTAGACTCAAATAAAGAAATGAAGACAGCCTATCAAGCTATCATAAAAGACAAGGCATCAAATCCAGATTTGTTCACTGTAAAGATTGGTAAGTTTCAGAATGTGAGGCTAGAAGGCAAATTTGATTTGGTCTTTACAAGTCCACCATTTTTCACAAAGGAAGTGTATGAACACATGACAGATTGGAAAAGCATAGAGGAATTTATGGAAGAGTTCTTGAAACCTTTGTTTAAGAAATCTTTCAAGCATTTAGAATCTGGTGGACATATGGTATTTTACATTGAAGACAAGAATTCAGAGGATTTTATTGATTTAATGAAGATGTTTGTAGAAGCAGAACTTCCTGAATTAACATACGAGGGAGCTTTTTACTACCAAGGAACTTCATTGCGTCCATATTATGTATGGGTTAAAAAAACGACTTGAGTTCACCATAACGAGATCCATGAACATGAACATTCATGGGGTTGGCGATGGGGGTGGCAAATTCAGCAATATCCTGCCTGTAGAACATGTAGAAGTCTAACTCGCTAAAGACCTTAGCAGATGCATAACCAACAACACGAGCATTTAAATCAGCCAAATCAGACTCAACGGTATTGGGATTATTTCGGCCATAAGTCATGTAATAGGAACGCATAATAAGTTTTACATCGTCATCATTCTGACGGTCGATGTGATGTTTATTCCCCGACATGCTAAATACTTGTGACTGAATGGCTTGCTGGATATAATCAATGTTTTCTTTGCTGAAGTATTTAGTGTTTAAGGGCGTTGCATAATGAGTATGGCCGATTAGTTCTTGACGAACATCAGAACCAGGGAGGACAGGTTTTTCCTCATATAGAGAATACTGTCTGGCAGAAAGTTCCTGTAAAGCAGGGTCTAGCATATTGGGAACACGACCTGTATTCTTGCTGTTTGGAAACTGCTGGGATGTAGATGTTAGGTTATATTTATTCTCAACAGAGTCAGGCCGAACAAAGTTCATTTATTATACTGGAATAACATTTTCTGGCATATTCATTGCTAACCAAATTTCATTAATCCTTGTTTGCTCGATAGTATTGGGACATTCGGGGACCCGTTCCTTATAAGCCATCCAATAAATGTACATCATAGTTCCTATTTTAGACAGTTTTACCGTCTCTACAGCTGCCGCTTTAGCCTTATATTCAAAAGAAAACTGAATATTATCAAAATAACCCTTATCTTTGTACATCAACAACTGTCTAAAATCAGAAATTATAGTCTTTAAGAACTTCTTTTCGAATGCACAAATATCATTCATAATTGCTTTAATATGGGGTAAGTTAATGGAGAATCTAACTAATAATTCAATTTTATATGACAGTGGGGGAGGTACTAAGTATAATAGAGATTAAAGACATTATCCCAATAAGAAGTATAACAAAATGGCAGGAGCTACGTTTCAGTGGTCAATGATTTATGAAGCAAATGCGAGCCAGACTGTAACCGTTACAGTGGCTGGTGAGCAGAGTGCGGGTATCACGGCGGACCATACTTTCGTGGTGTATACTCCTTTACTAGCTAGCTTCATTGGGTATACTGGAGCCTATGGCACAACGCTGATTAATGACGTACTAACGGCGTCATCATACCCGACAGTGACCATTGACTTACCATTACTTGTAGCTGGTGCAAGTGGAGTTGAAGCCAATTTTCATGGAACTGGTGTAACTTTTTCAGACGACGCTGCTCAGGAAAAAACGACTCTAGCGGGTATGTTCAAGAACTTGGCTGGTGGTTTCGGAATTACTGGGGCCACTGCTTTTAGTGGTGTCTACCCTGTTGAGGCTGTAGTGGGTGTTTCATACGGAGCTGTAACTGCTGATGGCTTGACCAGCTTAGTTCAAATTGAAACCGGGAGCACAGCCAACTCGGTGCCCGTTCTTCTATGGGAGAACCTGCTTGCAGCTGGTAAGATTTCTGATCCTACCCTCACAGATGGCGGCGCCAGCGGCGGCACTGGCAATCCCAATTTTGTCAAGGGCGATTCCCTGAGCGTGTTTGTGAAGTATACCCTCGCCAAGGAACGCCTGTTCGTGCTTGATGGTGCAGCTACGGGTGGTACGGCCAGCTTTACTATTAACAAGGTAGGCATTGGTTCAACTGGTCTTCAAGAGTTCAGTACTCTCGCACAGCTAGTAGAGTGGAAGTTTACGCAGAAGTAGAGTGGAAGTTTACGCAGAAGTAGAGTGGAAGTTTACGCAGACGAAGTAAACTTCTTAGCTAAGGAACAATAATGAATAGAGCAAGAAATACTAAAAGTTATTTTAGTCAGCAACCAATACTAAGCATCCAAGTGGACGAATACTATAAAAACATTCTAACCATTTCTTTAGAAATACAAAAGCGGTTAGAATATTTAATATCTATACACGAGAAGGAGGATTGTAATAGTAAGTGTTTATTAGAACTGAATGAAAAGAAGACTGAATTAATTACTATAATGAATGACTATTTAACTAAAAAGACAACACGTATTGAAACAACAAATAAATTAGATGTATTAAATGCTAAACTCGCATAGCATCATACAAAGAGGCATGAAGAACTTCAGTAACCTCTAACGTCAACGAAATGTTTCCTCCTTCGAGCTGAATATATTGTTCATATTCATCAACGATAGATATGTTAAACGAACTAATATTGCCTGGTTGTTTTAGAAAGTATTGTTTTGTAATTGTGTTAGCCCCATTGTCGTACACAATATCATTTTTAGGAACATCTATAATGACCTTGGCAAATGCAGCTGTTTGAGAACTATCTGGTTGGGTATGTTCGACAACTCTCCAATCTGGATTTAATGAGAGAAATATATAGTTAGAATCAACAACATCTGTTATTGATTCGGCAGTATGGAATGTTGAAAATTCAGTTTGTTGAATACGATAACCAAGATTATATCCTAACCCCCAATTATCTTCGCGGGTCGAATAAATTCCGTCTGCAAAGTTCATTGAAAAATTTACTGGAGTTTCATAACCAGGAGCTGTATTTTTAGTAGGAGACACTGACCCATCTGGATTATAAATAACGTTGGATAATGGTTGATTTTCATATGAATAAGGAATTCGGTTACCTGCAGAATTTACAGGTAAATTATTTTTTGTAAAGCACGATATTGTTAGTTTTCCGTTAATAGGATTAAATTTAACCGAAAAACTATTGGTGGGAAATGTATTATTTAGTTGTGTAAATACTTCAATAAGAATATCATTTGTATCCCCTGTATTTAGGCTATAATTTCCTTCAGTAATAACCATACGTCCAGTAATAGTTGATGCCGAAATTCCAGGTGAAGGCGGAGGTTTAATATAAACAATCATAGAAGTATTGCCTCTGATTTCAGAGAACGTATACCACGTATTAGGTATTTCCAAACTCGACAAACGAATTGAAATAACATTTTTAATTGGTGTTAGAAGTTTAAAAATAAAGTTGGAAGGATTCGCTCCTTGATCTGTTCTGAATCTGGAATCGATGCTAATTACATGTATCTGAGTATCTTTTCTGTATCTGATATCTACTTGTGTTTTATGAATATCCTTTTGAGCTTCAGGCATCAAAGAAGCCAACTGATGACTTCCTTGTGGTTTCTGAAATTCATGTTGGTCTTCTAGCTCATCAGGATGAGCATCGTGTCCTCCAATTTGGTCATCATATTCTACAAAATTAGCTGTTAACAAATCTTTTGCATTTGGTTCAAACTCTTTCCGGGCTTCGGCATCATTCTCTGCCAGTAGTTCTAGATAAGTCTTTTCCATTTAATTTTATAGCATAATAACAAATGCCTAAAAAAACAGCAAAAAGGTCATTTGAGAAAAGACTGCTTGCTGCCCTAAAATCTAAAAAGAAGAATGCAACACAGAAAGATGTCAAGCGAATCTTAGATAGAGTTCTGCGTTCTGTTGGCGAACGATCATCTTCATTTAAATGAAAGGGCATTCAAATCGTCAAGCCATAGCTCTTCGGGTGTTTTCTTTTCAAGTGCTTCAATCTTACTTTTTAGTGCACGAAGGTCGGCTTGGTGCTTGCAAGCATTGGTTACTGTGATAGACTTGATTGGGAGGTCCATCAGGTAATCATAGGAATCAGAAATCTTAGCAAACTTCTGTTTCTCAAGCAAGGTATCACACTCCTCCCGAGTCTTTCTGCGAAGGTCTGGGAGTGGTACATCTATGCTTTGCTGCTCAATGAAGCGTACAACATTCTCGTGGAATGGCAATCGAGCCTTCATCTGTTCCAAGCAATGGTTGCGTCGTTTCTTGTAAAGGCCAAGGCGAATAACTACAAACTCATCTAGAATTTCGTGTAGTGTTTCGTATTTGTTGATAACACAATCAGAATCAAAGGCATGCATGTTTGTCAACTTAATCTTGGAAGTCAATGACTTCTCAAGAATTTTGGTATGTTCAGCATTGCCTGTTAGTTTGATTTTGATGGCAACTTGGGTGTCTGTAGAAGTATCCGAATAGTCCTTGATTACATTTTCTGTTAGTTGCTTATCAAGCCATTCCTTGTAATCAGATGTCCAAGTCTCAACAGGAAGTTCGGTAATCGTCATGGTATCCTTGTCAATTGTCCACTTGCCTCTGACGATAAATTCGGCACCAGATTGTTCGATGGTTCCAGCGAATCCACGATACCACGGTTCAAGTTTGAAATCTGTTAGTTTAACTTCCTTCTTAAGCCAACGCTTCAATCCTTCGTGTAGCGTATGAGGATTACACTGAGGGATATAAGTTGAATAGCCAGTGCCAATGCCACGAGCACCGTTTACCAAAAGCATGGGTAGAACAGGAGCATACCATTCAGGCTCAACGGGTAAGCCATCATCATCGCGATATTTCAGACACTCCAAATCATCTGATGGAATCAGCGAATGAATATAGGGTTGGAGAAAGGTGTGAATATACCTTGGCGAAGCGGCATCATTGCCACCTTGGAGACGAGTGCCAAATTGACCTTGTGGGACAAGCCATGCAAGATTATTGGAACCAACAAAATCCTGAGCCATACCAATAATAGCATCATTCAAGGATGCTTCTCCGTGATGATAGCCAGAATGTTCAGAGACATATCCAGAAAATTGTGCCACTCGGATTTCAGACTTCAAGTTCCTCTTCAATGCAGAGAACAAGATTTTACGTTGTGACGTTTTCAAACCATCCATCACGTTTGGAATCGACCGCTCTAAGTTGTAGTTTGAAAAGTGAATCAAATCCTTATTCACGAAATCCTCATAGGCAAGTTGTTTTTCACTACCCACAATCTCTGAACGAGAATAAGACTTGAGCCATTCTTTGCGTTGGTCTGCCATAGACTTGTTGAATGCAAGTTCAATTGCTTTATCAGAGTCACCCGAATACATATATTTCACCGTATTCATCGACTTAAAGTATTCCTTTGCCTCATCTCGCGTTGAAGTACCCAACCCCTTGTAGTATTTTACACGCCAATTCATATTTGCCTTCTTCCATTCCTCGTACTCGTATTGAGAATAGAAAGACAAGACTTTAGAACCCTTAGTTGCCTTTACAATTGGGGTTGACATGTAGGTAATAAATCCAGGAATCTGAATCAACTGATGCCACAACTCATGGAACAAGTTAATCAACAAACCACGAATATGAGAACCATCATAATCTTGGTCTGTCATAATGAGTACACTGCCATAACGCAATGGTTTGACGTCCGTATATTTCTTGCCAGATTCCAAACCAATAATCTTTTTCAGATTAGCAATTTCTTCGGTTGCTTCAATTTTCTTGGATGTCATATCTTTAACGTTTAGCAACTTACCACGCAAAGGGAATACGCCATATAGTTTGCGTTGTTCTTGGGATAAGCCAGATAGAGCCATTGCTTTAGCTGAATCTCCCTCCGTGAGAATCAGGACACATTCGTGACTACGAGATGTTCCTGCCATTACTGCATCATCAAGTTTAGGAATTCCTGTAATCTTTGAAGTTTTCTTGCCATCAGTTTTCTTTAGATCTTTGGCGTCTTTGACATTTTGTGCTTCAAGAACTTTATCGACAACGTTTAGGTTTGCAACAACTTTCTTTAGAAAATCATCGCTTAGTTTACAGGATACTTTGGAGGTCATTACTTCTTTCGTTTGGGAACTGAAAGATGGGTTCTCAACAAAGCAATGAATGAAGACTGCCAAAGAATCGCGAACAAGTGCAGGCTTGACTTTGGTCTTCTTCTTTGTTTCGATGTGATTTACGATAAAGTTTACGACTTGATTTGTGATTTCATCAACATGTTTGCCAGAGCGGGTCCAGATGCCGTTAACAAATGATACATTGAAGGCTTTGTCGGTTGGGGAATCCGACAGAGCAATATTCCAATGAAGTTGAGGATTATTGCAGACGATTGTGGAATCTTTGGGAAGATACCATGAGGCATATGTTGATAGGTCTTTGAATTTGATATGGGTATCATTCCAAGTAATTTTGACGTCTTTTCCAACAGTCATAGCAAGGTCATATACTCTGCGTTGAACGACTTGAAGCAAGGGTTCGGGGATTGTATCTGCCCATCCAAACTTTTTAAAGTCGGGTGTCCAGACAATTTCAACATAGGATTTGGTCTTAGATGCTTTTACGGTTGGTTTACCAATTACGGACATGTTATTTTGGAAGGTTTGTTCGTATTTTAGGTTGCGTTTGGAGTCAACGATAGTTAGTTGGAATTGTTTGGAGAAGATGTTTACAAGCTTGACACCATAACCATTCTTGCCACCAACCAACTTCTTTTCCTCTTTGTCATAATTTGTGGAAGTTAGAAGTTCACCAAAGATGAGTTGGGGGATGTAGACACCATATTCGGGATGTTGTTCGACATCAATGGATTCGCCATCATTTCGAATAGTGAATGTTTTACCGTCAGAAGAGATGGTGATATTTTTTACTGGATTGGCAGATTTGCGTTCACGAAGACGAACAACGTGATCGTGTGCATTAACGAGAAGTTCATCAATGAGTTTGTAGAAACCAGGATTGAAATTTAGTGTCTTTGATACGAATTTATCTGCTTCTACGACATGGTGTTCTTCCGTTGAGTTCTCAATGCTCCCAACATATGTATCGGGAAGACTCAGAATATGTTCACGGTGAGTATGTTTGCGGTAAGTCTCAGATAAAGACATTTTGTTGAAATTTGTAGGTCTGCCATCGTGTAAATTCGTTTTCAAGTTAAAAATTGCCAAAGACGTCTTATACGGTCTGAGGCAGAAAGTTTTGGGTTGGCTTGGGTTTTCCAGCATATGTTTCGAGTATTTCTTGGATAAACTTTTTCATAGAGGAAATCCGAATCCTTTGCTTTTCTGCAGCGGCTTCAGCCTCCTTTACGCGTTCACGCAAGAAAACGACTACACGTTCGGGGTAGTTGTTAAACACTGCTGAATCATAGAGTTTTTGGGCAATAGCGAGTTCAAACTCGGCATTTGCTCGCTCGATGGCACCGTTTACCTCTGTCCTGGGGTCTTGTAGAGCCATCCTGTTATAGATATGCAATTCCAGAATTGTTAAAATCCATTTTTACACTGAAAACATATGACAACTAAATGCCTCCAAAAAAAGCAAAGAAGGTTGAAGCAGTAAGAGAAACGCCCGTTATATTTTTCTTGAGGGTATCTGATGAGAATATTGATAAGATTGTTCCAGTTGGCGATGTTCCGACATATTCTGATATTCTAAGTTTAGTAGACATATCTACAATTAAAGAAAGGTTTGATAATGATTTGCTGAAACCAATTCTTGAGAAAGTTTCAACTGTTCGGGAATATTCTGAGCATACTGCATGTTTTTGGTGCTGTCATAAATTTAGTGGCTTTCAGTTTGTAAGTCCTATTTCATATGATGCATATAAAAATATATATAATTGTCAAGGAAACTTTTGTTCACCCGAATGTTCGTTGGCTTATTTGTATTCGGAAAATAATCTGTCTGATGGAACTCGTTGGATTAGACATTCATTATTGAATCAATTGTATTCTTTACTGTATACAGAAGGCATAAGTCCTGCACCCCCACGTACACTTTTGAGAATATTTGGTGGTCCATTGGATATCGAACAATTCCGAAAATATATTTCGTCGACAAATGATATTATTCGCTCAGAACTTTCTCCTATTCGTTTACTTTTTCCTTCTATGAACATCCAAGGACCATTAAGGGATATAAAGAAATATGTATCTTTATCAAATGAGGCTGTTGAAAAAGCATCCGAATCGTTGCGTTTGAAGAGGACTAAGCCTCTGCAGATAAATGTCCCAACTTTAGATATGTGTATTAAGTCTACACAATGAAAACAATACTAAATTAAATGAATCAGCAAATGCTTGATTTACTTAAAACACAAATGGTCTTAGGGTCTGGCGGAGGATTTAAATCATTTATTTTTGTTTCCATGTTTGAACAGGCATTGAATACATTTCCAAGATGGTCTGAATACTTGTTTTCAACTTGTCGTCGAAAACAACACAATGTTGAAAATCCTCCTCCACCAAACAAAGAAATCCGAGCTGAAATTTTGTTTGAACGTGCAAAAGAAGAGAAGAAATCAACACCAACGTTTTTTCAGAATCGTATGGATGCAGTAATTCATTCCGTATCCAAAATTCCGTCGGTTCGTCACTTGCTTTCCATTACTCATCATGATTATCTTCCTCACGAGTTTGAACCTTTAAAAATTGATATTGATTTATACTTCCAACTTCTCAGCATCAAATATTCTGAAGGAAATATCGAGGGACTAAAGTTTAAGATTTTTTGCTATGAACATGAAAGCATCTTTCTTCAGTCTTTTGTTGAGAACTGTACGACCGATTATGAACGCCACATGCAGAATAAACTTGGCACAAACAAGTTCTTTTTTAACATGATGGTTCAGACCAAAAATAAGAACGGAATGCAGAACCCTCTACCAACTTCATATATCATGTTTACGAAGCACAAGTTTTCGACTTCACGAACATTTGAGAATGTATTCTTCGATCAACGCAAAAATGTCAGAGAACATACTGAGTTTTTTCTGAAACGTAAGGATTGGTATGACGCCAAAGGTATTCCTCATACGCTTGGATTTATGTTTCATGGGCCACCAGGTTGTGGCAAAACATCAACTATCAAAGCGATAGCCAATGTTGGTAAGCGTCATATTATCAATCTTCATTTGTCTGAAATTAAGTCCAAAGAGCAACTAACCCACTTGTTTTTCAATGATGAAATCAACGTTTACGATAACGGTAAGACGGAACGTTATACTATTCCTGTAAGTGAACGCATGTATGTTATTGAGGACATTGATGCAATGGGAGATGTTGTTTTGCGTCGTGAGTTGAAGAAACCAGAAGCAAAGAAGGAGATTAAGATGGATGAGTTTGGGAATATTAAGGAGGAAGAGACTAATCCGATTGACCTATCTTTTTTGCTAAATATTTTGGACGGAACTTTGGAATCATCAGGAAGAATTATTGCTATTTCGACTAACTTTCCTGAACGCATAGATAGTGCATTGATTAGACCTGGACGAATTGATATGATTATCAATTTCAAGAAGTGTTCGGTAGAAATCCTTCGTGAAATGGTTCAGAGTTTTTATTCGGATGATACAATCCAGATTTTTGACGAGTCATTAAACGGCAAGTGGTCTCCTGCAGAAGTTAATCAGATATTATTTCGCAACTTCAAAGATGTTCATATGGCATTGAAGGAGTTATTTGAATTGCAACCAAGTGATTTGTATGGCTTCAAGCTGAATTAAAAATGGTCCTGGGCGTAGGACACTAGGGGCAAGCTACTACTCACTGGCGGCGGAGGCTTTCAAGGCGGGCGAGGGCGGCGGAGTACTCGGCGTCTGGCTCGGCGGCGGCTTTGGCGGCGGCGTCCGACGCGGCGGCGCGGGCGCAGGCGGCGAGGGCGGCGGCGGCGAGGCTTTCAAGGCGGGCTTTGGCGGCGGCGGCGTCGGCGGCGGCGTCGGCGGCGTACGCGGCGGCGTCGCGGAGCACCAAGGAGCATGTGGCGGGAGAGGCCCCCGCATGGTTGGTCCACTCAATGGTGGCGGCGAGGGCAGCGGCGGCGGCGGGGGCGGTGCGCTGTCCGCGGGTGGAAGCGGC